TTCACTTCCGGGGGGGATATACCCCTCAGGAAGCTTTACGGTAGTATTCACTTCATATTCTCCATCATCTTCTTGAGGACAATCATCTGGAGGAACAAAGAGTGCATCTCGTGGGACACCACCGTATCACAGTGGTTCTCATCCCCCTCATCCATGCACCTACACATGTAGTGGTACTGGTTGAAGACCTTACTCATCTGGTCCAACAGGTTCTTCTTCATCTCTCTTCTCCTTAAAGTAGATGGGCTAATTCCCACCGTGTGAGGGGCTAATTGCTTAACCCCTCAAGGCGCTAGGGACTAGCAGATGTTCTCGGCAATGAACTGTCGCACGAAGTGTACCTCGCAACCCAGCAAGGGTGCGGTATCCACCCACTCACTCAGAGCACCGAACTTATCCAAGTCTGGATCTGAGGGCACGGGATAGATGCTCTCCAGGTCGTCGAGCAGACGAGCAGTCCTCTGCTGCCAGGGCTGCAAGAAGGGCATCTCACCCTGAGGTAGATCACACAATACTCTCCATTTCTTCATCTCTTCTCTCCTTGTATGTATGCCCCTGCCTGACATAGGCTTACCCTGGTCCACCAGGGCATACACATTACCAGGATTGGTCAGTTTACCCACTTGACCAGGTGCTTGAGGGGTCAATCAGACAGTACTACTGCTGATGGCCGATCACGGCGCCGAGAGCTGCCCCAAAGAGGGGACAGAGAGGGACCTGAGCCAACATCAGGGCAGTTGACACGGGAGCTACTGCAACCTCACCAAGGCCCATGATAAACCCAGCCGTGGCTCCGATAGCAGTGAGCCCGATGTTCTCATCACTCACCTGGTAGACCAGGCTACCAACGACGATGGCATCAGCCACAGGCCAGACCGGGGGGCAAAAGGCAGCCCCAATCCGAAGGACACCAGCCACGCAGCCGAGACCAAAGCCAACACCAGCGCCGATTAACATGTTCTGAGTAGTCTTCTTCATCTCTTCTCTCCTTAAAGCGGGGAATAGACTAACCATTCCACCTAGTTAACTGATAAGAGACCTCATCAGTAGTGGTATAACCACTAGACACCAGGGGGTAGAACCCTGATGTTTCGGCCTAATCGATCGGGAACATGATCAGCAGACGTTCGACGCCGAGGATCTCATTGATTTTCTTCCGGGCCGCGTCCAGCTCCTGGCGCATAATCGAACCATCGTCTACCGTCCCTTCAAGCACCAGACCGATGTCATGAGACAACTTAACGAGAGCAACTTTCTGTTCTTCTTTCATCTCTTCTCTCTCTTTCTTTAAAAGGCGGGAAAGAACTAATTCCTTCCCTAGTTATAGGTCTAACTCTCACAATCCAAGAAGAATTTCTATAGACTGTGAAAGTCGACCCGGGGTACTCGAACAATAGGGGTCCCAAGGATAGGGATAATCTATATAGGTACCCTGCTGAAAATGTTTCAGTTTCGGCCCTATAGGGAAATTTTATTTCTAAATTTACTCCCTTTAGAGCAACTTTTATGCTAACCTTTTCAACATGTTAACTCCTGGAGAACAATTAGTGCAGGAATTAGAATTACTACGTAGAAAGCTATCTGAATTGAAGGATAGATTAGATGATAGTGGGGTTGAGAGAACCTATCATTTGAGAAGGATAATGGGACAGAATTGTAAGGATTATCAGAGGTCTCTAGATTTATTTACAAGTGAGGACTATGAAGAGATTCGTGATAGGATAATAGAGATTCATGACATTGTTGATGTAGTGGAAGGTAGGACTCCTAATGAGTAAAGAGTTAGTCCCTATTGAGAAGGTTGAGATATCAGAGAAGTTAACTAAGAAGACCTATCTCCGTTTTTTGAAGCATGATTTGGATGAGTACGAGTTGCAGCTCACCGAAAAGGAAGCTCTTCGTATTCAGAAGCATCTTCAGAAGCTATCTACTGGTTCCTTTGCTATGGTGCCAATATTTTGTGGAGGAACAGATTTCTGTCCCTTCGCTGAAAGATGTCCTCTTTCTCAGATAGGGAAATCTCCCGTAGGAAAAGTTTGCATTTTAGAAAGTCAGCTTCTCAAGGAATGGGCAATCAGATACTTTGAGGAATATGATGTAGATCCAGAGAACTTTACTGAAATTGGATATGTGAATGAATTAGCTGAGATAGAGATTAGATTGATGAGAATTAATATGTCCCTCGCGAAACCAGGAAATGCGGAGATGATTATTGACCAAACCGTGGGGGTAAATAGAGAAGGTCTCCCAGTAGTTCAGAAACAGATTTCTCCTTTCATAGAGATAAGAGAAAAGCTTCTTGCCCGTAAATCAAAGATAATCAAACTAATGGTCGGGGATAGACAAGAGAAGTATAAGAAGGAAGCTGCTCTCAAACAGAGAGATGATTCTGACACTTCATCTCAACAGGCCCTACTTCATGCAAAACTGAGAGAATTACAGAGAACGATGGATTCAGGAGGTCAACCAGCTCTTTCTCCTCAGGATATAATCGATGCGGAGTGGGAAGGACCAGGTGAATAGGCCCTTCGTATTCGATATAGAGGCTGGGTCTCTCTCAGGTCACTATTCCTCAATCTACTCCATTTCCTATGGAGAGAAGACCCTATCTGCCCATCCAGTCCCAGGGACAAAGATGTCTTCCTGGTCGGCTCGTAACGTCTGGAATCCACTGAAGGCTACCTACCCCCCTACCCTAACTGAAAGAGAGGCTCTCAGCCAATTTTTGGGCGTCCTGAAGGGTGCTAAAGGGTCTACTGTAGCTGGATGGAATATTGGATATGAAATAGCTCCGCAGGTCCTAGGAGAAACCAGAACTCGTGGATTTGATATTCCTATGCTTCTCACGCGGGCAGAGAAGTATGGATTAGAGAAGCAATATCAAGAAGCCTTTGGAAGTCTCAAGATTAGAGACATTGGACATGAGACATCTGTCAGATTGGCTGGCATTATCGGTCAGGAGAAGTACAAGCCCCTCGTTGAGCCAAAACTCTGGGAACAAGCAAGGTCCTATTATCAAAATGCAGCAGAAGTACGCAAATCTGGTGCATCGGTGGCAGCTCAAGCCAGATTTCTTGCTACAGAGGGATATAAATTTTCTGGGTGGAAACAATCAACTATTTATGAAATTCTAACTGGACAAGCTCCAGTAGGTGCTCACCTATCCTCTGTAGATATCCAAACAACCAGAGAAATAGCAGGATTCAACTGGAATCTTTCTTCAGAGGCGGAAACAGCTCTCGTTAAACGGTGGGGAAGACTCTCTCTTAGAGACAAGCTACTTTCTCAGGCAAAGGCGGGTAGACCATTAGAAAACCTCGTCCTTCAAGCATCAGAATCAGGAATAACTACAGAGTTCTCTACTGGACTAAGAAACTTACTACAAGAATATGGACTCAAAACTCTTCCTCCAGGCGGGATAAAAGAAACCTATTCTACCGTTAGAGATTGGTCTCTCCTAGAAAAGACAGGGAAGTTTCTTCGAAAGAATAAATTCAAGGCAGGAATGGGGGCTGGAGCCCTTCTCTCTATTCCCCTGATAATTAACAGTTTTTCAGGAAGAGACGATAACTTCAATGTTATCGAGGGTTTACGACATGACGGAATAGCCGGGGGGCTACGCCAGCGGAATACGGACTTTGGTAGTGGATGGATTGGTCTTCTCAAGTCTTGGTCTCTAAATATTGGTCTTTCTCTTAGTTTATTGAGTGGAGGAGTATTACCTTCTGCGCCTGCCATTTCTCAAGCTAGTCGAATTGCTCAAGTAACTAGTTATACCACTCATTTAAAAGTTGGGGCTGATTGGCTCAACTTAGTTGGAGACCCTGAGTTCTATTGGCAAGACAAAGGGAGTTCTGTTGCTTTAGAAAAGCTAGGTGTAGAGACTAGAGTAGTTTCGTCTTGGCCAGAAGCCATAAGAACTGTTCAAGAATCAGGTAGGCGGAATATTTTCTTTTCTGGACACGGTGTGGGAGGAACTGGGTTTGGAATTTATAATCCTGCAACTGGTAAATATGAGATAGCTTCAGCAGCATGGATTGGAAAGCATTTACCCGAACAGCAAGGTTACAAGATAGTGATGGAATCTTGTAATGCTAGGTCTTCTCTAAGAACTAATAGGGGCTTACGTGTTGCAGAAGTAACGAAATCAGCTAAAAGTCTTGGATATCCTATTAATGCATTATATGATGTCAAAGGCTTCAAGAGCACTAATGTCTTTGTAGAAACGAAATTAGGGTTATCCCAGTCCCTAACTGCTGGGATTAATCTTCCAAGAAAGACAACTATCCCTTTTTCTGGGCAACAAGGAATAGAACCCATTCTCCTTGAGACAATTGCGGGAAAAGCCGAGCTTACCAATGTCCCTACGAAGCGGTGGATTCAGAGAGGTGGTCCAAGTTGGGGACGGTGGACAGGATGGGAGACTTCGAGAGAAACTTTGTCGGAACAATCTCTACGTTCTCTAGAACAAACATATGAAGAATTGCTAGCTCGGCAGCATCCTCGTTTAGCAAAATTTATTAGTGGGCGTACAACTATCACTTTCTCTGTTTTAGACAGCAATAATCCTATAGGAGCACCTAATAGAGCCGGATTAGATAGTCCATTAGCTTCTAGAGTACCTGGGATAATAGAAGAGAGAAGAACTGGTGCTACCGTACTTCGACAAAACGTGGTCAAAAAGAGATTATCGAGGGTATATAGACCTCCTGAGATTAGAAGTGGCTTTAGTTCTTGGGCTCCTAGGCCTGCTATAAATACATTTGCTGCTGAGGCAGCCAGTAATGCAAGTGTCGTATCTAAGAGAACTGTAGAGGCTATTGCAAAATCTGGAGCAGGCGTAACTCCAGCTAAAGCTATCACTGGAGCTGGAGAAAGAGCTATTGTTTCTCAAGGGGTACGAATTCCCTGGAAGGGGGTTCTTGCTGGAGGTATAACTCTTGGTGGAATTGCTCTATTGGTAAATGCCTTCTCTGGTAAGGATGACAGCTATAATACCATAGAAGGGTTCCAGCATCGAGGTCTGGCTGGTCGACAACGTAGACAAATGACCGGTTTTGGTAGTGGATTTATTGAAGTTCCAAAGATTCTTGGAGAAGTATTTGCTAAGAGTTATGGGAAGCGAGCAGCAGGCGCACAAATTGCTAGAACAGAATTAACCGGGTTCTGGGGAGCGTTTAGGTCTCAAGCAGAAAAAGCTGTTCTCGGACTTCCTCAGACAGAAAGAAAAGCTTTTACTAGCGCCTTTGAAAAAATGCGGGAAGAGATAACAGCAGCTCATGCTTCAAAATTACAAGGTATTGGATTCGTTAGTGAGTTAGGAGTGCAACAGCAAGCAAAGGTTCTAGGGGTACCATTTGAACAGGTTATGGCAGGGACTCGTGCTCATGAGAGTTTCCATATGGCTGTTTCTGAATTAGGTCTTCGTGAAACAATTAGAACTCAAGCTCAGGCTACAGAAAAAGTAGGAGAGTGGCTTCTTGGTGCTGGAAAAGGTTATGCAGGAAACCCTTATGCTTTTGAAGAGTATCTTGCTGCCGCTATAGAATCCAGATATTATTCTGGGAGTACAACTAGCCTAACTCAGCTCGTGAGAGCAGAAAAAGGACTTACTTCTTTGACAGAAAGACTTGCTCCTCTCAAGTCTGGTCAGAAAATTGCTGAGAGGTTACCTGTACATACAATAGAGGACTTAACTACAAAAAGGGAAATTCTCAAACAACAATATTCGGAAGCCTTAGGAATTAGACTCAAATCTCAACCACCTCCTTTGCCAAAAAAATCTGGGCCCCCTCCTCTTCCAAAACAAGTTCAGAGACAGCAGAAATGGCAACAGGCTCATTCAGATGGAGTTCAGCAAGCTTGGCAACATGGAGTTCGTCCTGGAACTAGACATACTAAACAGACTGGTAAGATACCAGGTAGTTAAAATAGTGTTACGATAGGTGAACTATGGCGTTTATAGATTCGATACTCAAATTTGGTAAACGTTATCCTGGATCAGCAGGAGCTGCTACGGGAGCTTCTCTTGGTTTTTGGGGAGGAGGTATATCTGGAGCTGTCCAATCTGGAGATACCTTCTGGGGAGGAGCTACGAGAGGTGCTCTCATTGGAGGAACTCTAGGAGCAGGAGCTGGAATGTTAATAGGAAAGTTTCCTGGGACTTCTAAATTTATGGGGGGATTAACTAGGGACGTAGCTAAAGCTGGATTAAATATAGGTAAAGCTATTCCAGGGGGTCTCACAACTGCTGTTGGAATTCCAGGTGTAGTAGGTGGGGCAGGTCTACTATATACAGGTGGATCTCTCCTCGGGGCCTTTGGGGTAAATTGGAGGAATACAGCTGCTAATCAAATAGGAGCTGTTGGTGGACTTCCACAAAACACTTTTACAATGGGGGGGATATATGATAGAGCTAATGCTCTTTCTGATCCAACAGCTGGTATGCAATTACAGGTTAGTTATAATAGACAAGCGAGGTCCAGACAATTAGGAGGAGGTATCTCTCCAATGGGTCAGACAGGAACCTTTCCTCAAATGGCGGGACCAATGCATAGAGCTTTCATGACCAGTACATATGGATTGACACAAGGACTCCATCAGGGAAGACATAATGGTTGATATGGATAGTATTCGAGGGAAATGGCAGGGTGCTCGGTCAGCTTCTACAAAGTTCTATACTGCCTTAACATCAACAGGGCCTGGTTTAGCTGGAGCACAAGGATTTGCTGAGTCATTTGGTATTGGCATCGCTGGTAAATCAAAGATGCCTGATTGGCTCAAAGTTAAGGTTCCAGCTCACGAAGCTGCCGGAATGGCACAAGCAAGGAAAGTCTATTCTTCTATGATTCCTAAGCCAGGGTCATATACTGGCATCCTTGGATTGAAAGGAGACCTGGCAACTCTCAGAGCTGAAAGAGCTGCATTTATGTCTAATGCGAGAGTAATCGGTGAACATGCGGGAGAGCTACTTCCCAAGAATATTGGAAGAGTGGGGATGAAGAGTGTCCTATCGAGAGTAGGGAAGCTAGGAATAGCTGGAAGATTGCTTCCTGTTGCATTTACTGCTCATGCAGCTTATGAAGGTTACCAAGAAGGTGGGACTCTTGGGGCAGTGAAAGGTGGAGCAGGTGCAGCTATTGAGTGGTTTGCTTTCTCTGCTGCTATGAAATTTCTTCCTGGACTTGCTACAGCTACTGGTGTCTTAGCTCCTGCAGCTTTAATTGGAGCTGGAACCTATATGTTTGGGGAGGGAGCTAGACAATATAGGAAGCAATTGAGAAAAGTAGAGTTAGGTGGGGGTAATATAGACCCATTTAATACAGGTGCTACAATGAGACAACGAAGTGCTATGGCTCTTCAGAATTCGCATATTAACGGTAGGTCAGCTTTAGGTGCCGAAGGAAGTCTCTATCATCGTTAGGAGGAAATGATGCCAGGTTTGTTAGGAAGAGGAGTAACTGGTTTTGGTAACTATTTAGGTGGGATTGGACACGGTGCTCTTGGAATGGCTGGGCCAATGCAAACTGCAGCAGGAGCTGTAGGCTTACAACATCTTGGGTTAGCTAGAATGGTTGCTAAGACTCCAGCAGGAATGGGGGCATTAATAGGAGCTGGGGTTGGAGCACAATATGGAGCATTTTCTGATAACGCTAGCATAATGGGTGGGATGGCTACTGGAGCAATGCTGGGAGGTATGGCTGGTGGTCTAAACAGACCAGCTCGGATGTATGCTGCTAAAATGCTTGCAAATAAACCATTTCATAGAATTAGAGGAATGTTTAGATAAGTGTTAGACCTTACCCAGTGTGACAAGACCTGTCTCAATTGTATTAAAGGATATAAAAGCAAACACAAATTAGTTGCAGGCCAAAAGTTTAAAATCAAATGTACTGGCATACCAGACTATGAACAGCTTTCCTTATTTGGAGAAACTTCAGAACAGGATACAGCTTTATCTGTATTAGATCCTGTTAGATGGGCTGCAGAGACACTTGATTGGCATTGTCTGGACCCAGACGGGGAAATTTGGAAAAGAAAGAACCCCGAAGAGTACAATGAGTGGGTAGGTAACCATCCTGGTGAGAGTATTCTTGGCCAGTCCAGGTATCATAGGCCATATCAGGCTCTCATGACCCGGTGTCAGGCACGGAGGAAGGTATTCCGCGCGGGTCGGCAAATTGGTAAGAGTGAAGCTCTAGCAGTAGCTATCCTATACAATATGTTTACTAAGCCAGGGAAGACCCAGGACGATGGCTTTGATGTAATAGTTATCGCTCCATATCAGTCACAGGTTGACTTAGTTTTCAAACGTCTTGAGCAATTAATCAAATCAAATCCCGGAACTACAAATGCTCTGAGTCGTTATGTTAAGGCTCCAATGTATACTATGGAGCTAAATAATAAGTCTATTATTAAGGGCTTCTCTTGTGTTGCTGGGACACAGATAGTAACTTCTCGTGGATTAGTAAATATAGAAGACGTTACCTTAAAAGATCGAGTGCTTTCAAAACAAGAGGATAATAATCTTACTTTTCTTCCCGTAACATATGTCTATGCTCCAAACTATAAAGATGTTTATAGAGTAGTCTTAAATAGTGGACATGAAGTCACAGTCTCAGAAGATCATCCTTTTTGGACAAAGAACCAGAAATGGATAGCTTTGAAAGAGTTAACAGTTGGAGATCATGTAGCTATAGCTAATGACTTTAAGTTTCCTCCCTCTAGTGCTCAGCCTGATAGATTAGCTTACTTATTAGGATTAATTCTTGGAGATGGGAATATAACCAAAAAGACTCTTGCAGATGGAGGGCCACGATTTACTTCTAAGAATCCACTGATTCAAAAGCAATTTGAAGATACATTAGCTGAATTAAAGATTGGTTATAGGAGTCAAATTCATTCAGTAACTGGTAGTAAAGAATATACTCTTCGAAAGAGGATGAATGTACCACATCGAAGATGTCAGGACAAACCATACACAGAACTAACTGCATTGATTTACAAGTATGGCCTTAATGATAAAACTTCTATTAATAAGTTTATTCCCCAAGTATTAATTAATGAGTCTTCTTCTATTCGATTAGGTCTTTTAAAAGGCTTATTAGAAACTGATGGGTTTTTGCAATCAGATGGAACTGCTGGTTTTTGCAGTATTAGCAAGGAACTCGTTTTTGGGGTAAGAAATCTATTGAACTCTTTTGGGATTAAAGCTCATATCCGCTGTAAGAAACAAGCGGGAAAAGATACTCCGATTGCAACAAACCAGAGAGTTATTCATTCAAGATATGATTTATATAAACTATGTATAAAATCAAAAGCCTATACGAGAAAGCTGCTCGATTTAGTAGACCTTTCAGCTAAAGGTATTTGTTATGAGAAGTGTTTGGAAGCTTGTAAAAACACACGGGATGTTGACGTTGCAGACATCTCCTACAATAAAATACGGAGCATAGAACCTATTGGTAAAGCTACTACTTACGATCTTTCTGTTGGAGACGGTACAAATAATTTTGTTGCTAATGGTATAGTTCTTCATAATACTGCAGGAACCAAATCTGGTGGAAATGCTGCTGCTGTTCGCGGACAACATGCTGACCTCTTAGTATTTGACGAAGCAGATTATCTAGCGGTTGCAGATATGGATGCGGCCCTATCAATCATTACAAACTACCCGAATGCATCTGTTTGGATGAGTTCTACTCCTTCTGGAAAGCGGGAGAAGTTCTTTCAGACTTGTTTCTCTACATTGTGGAAAGAGTTTTATTTCCCCTCATCTGTTAACCCAATGTGGAATACAGAAATGGAACAGATGTATAAGGAGCAACTTACAGAGCTTGGATACATCCATGAGGCTCTAGCAGAATTTGGTGAACAAGAACAAGGTGTATTCCAGAATGCCTATATCCAACACGCAAAGTCTCCTTATAGATATGGAAGTATCCCTTACACCCAAGGATGGAAATATACTATTGGGGTTGACTGGAATGATACTAAGATTGGCACATCAATAGTTGTTCTTGGATTTAATCCTGTTAGAAATATCTTTCAAGTAGTAGACAGATGTATTGTTTCTAAGGTAGGGTGGACTCAGTTAGCTGCTTGTCAAAAGATAGCTGAACTAAACAGGATTTGGAGACCTATTGCTATCTATATCGACTCAGGATATGGATCGACACAATGGGAAGTCCTTCGTAAATATGGATATGATAGTGCTGCTGATGGAAATAAAGGAAGGAACCATCCTGATGCAAGATTGAAAGATATTGTTCATAAATATGAGTTTGGTGGAACAATAGAAACAAGAGATTTATTTACTAAGCAACCAATAAAGAAACCAGCAAAAGCTTGGTTAGTAGAAAGCACTGTTAGAAGGTTTGAATCAGGAGATATTAAGTTCTCTGATTCAGATGAAGAGTTAGAGAGACAACTATCTGGATACATTATTCAAAGGAAAACTACAGCAGGAGTACCTGTATATGGAGCACTAGATGAATCTATTGGAGATCATACACTTGACGGGCTCATGCTTTCAGTAGTTGCTTTCACTATGGAGTTGACACCATTTGGAAAACCGAAGTATTCTGCTGATATAGCTTTCTCTGGTCAATTTGGTGAGAAATCACTTCCTGATCAGGACATATCTTTAACTATGAAATCAGATGAAAGACAGAAACCAAACTCAAAGCCAGAAATGAGTAGAACGGTTGGAATAGAGAAGACTTCTTTGTTGGGTGTCAACCAGGAGATGCCTGGTGCTCATCTTGTCAGAGAAACTTCGGTTGGGTTATGGTATTGGCCTGGATTTGGACATGACCAGCCCAGACCAAAAATTAGGTCTCTTGCTCAAGCTGAAAGAGATGCTCAAATGAAGTTTGGACTGAGACCTAGGATAAAGAAACCACAGAGAAAGAATATTTAGGAGTTCTTATGGCACTTGCTATCTATGAATCTACTACTCCTGGTTCGTCTTTTAGTATTGACGGAACCTTTTCAAATCCACTTGCTGTTGCAGTTGATGGAACTTTTGGCGGGATAGTTGAAAAGAAATACTATATCAGAAATGATGATCCTGTTAGGTCGTATACCAATATAACTGTTCAGCCAATCGATGGAGGAGACGAGATTGTCGATGGTAGCAATGGATATAGCTGGAAACTCTATGTTGGGGATACCCAACCGATTGCAGCTCAGTGGACTACTGTTACTGCAGGGGCTTCTATATCTCTATCTGATTTAGCTGACAGTAGTACTTATCTTCCCTTTTGGGTGCGAGTGCAAGTTCCTTCTCATTCGGAGGTTAAGTCCTTCCAGAATATGAAGCTTCGTATTGCATTTACAGAGGGCTAATGACTAGATACATTGATGAAGATAGCAGGGATATCCTTGAGTTTAGACCTAATATCCAGAGATTTCCTCCTGCTGTAGAGCCCGGACTCATTACTCCTCTTTCCGTTCCAGGGACAACCCTGGAAGAAATAGAGAATGATTTAGATAAAGTTAAAAAGCTTGCACAGGCTGTAAATCTATTAGCAGCTGCTACACAAGCTAAGGCTGATTTGAGAGCAGAAGGAATGATTATTTCTCTCAATCCGAGTGTAGATGCCGACGCAATTACCGCAATGAAAAGGGTCTATCCAACCGCTGACCCAACTAAGATTACATATGAGCAATACAAAGCTTGTAAGGAGAACCAGAGACTCAAAGGAGAATCTATTGGGAGACAAGTTCTCATAGACGATGAAGAGATTAAGAAAGCTAGACTAGATTCTAAGCTCTCAGAATCTAAGGTAACAGCTGGACTAGGAGGGTATGGAACAGCTGCTGCTAGAGATGGTGGTCTTCGTCCAGAGTTAGATAAGAGAGGGACCTTGATTGAGCCAATTAATATACTTGAGTTACAAGATGTTCTAATTAAGATTCTAGTTAACTTTATTTGGAAAAACTTTATTAAGCCTGGAATTTCATCAATAGGTGGTATTGTTGGAATCGCAATGTCAGCTGTTCCAGATGAAATTATTCCTCTTCCAGAGGGATTCAAGATTGCTGATATTACTGCTACTGGGACTCCTGTTCTTGGAGAAAGACCACCTAAGTATCTTACTATTGCTCCACCTCAGGTTCCACAGAACGTTAATGCAGCTAAGGCTACTTCCGAGCGAGAGAAGGAACAGTAATGGCTTTCCCTATCATTCATACACAAGATTGTTTCACTATTACCAAGAAGTTTGAGAGAGCGGCTCATTATTGTGTCACAGACGAGAGTGTCTTTGCCCTGATGACACCAATTTTGAATAATATGAGGATCGTTTCTCAAGCCTTTATTGATCAAGTAGATAAGGGTGAGGCTATTAAGACAGGAAAGTTTTCTACTCGTGGTCAAGCTCTTGCTGCAGAAGGTGGTGAACCGTATGACTCTTTGGGAGGATATCCTGCTCCAGAATATCATTATGTTGGTGACCCAGTAGCAGACCTACTTGCAAAAAGGATGAAAGAATGTTTTCCTTGCGAATTTAGATTTGATTCGGCTGAAGCTTATTGGACTAAAATGTGGGATGAGATGAGAGAGCATTGGGAAAGAGTTGGCAAAACATATGAGAGTATGCTGAACCAACTTCTAGGTCTCCAAGACTTCTTTAATCTAGATAATGCAGTAGCAGATATCTGTAAACTCCAACAGTTTTTCACAGACTTTTTTTGTATTCCTGATTTACAGAGAATGATTGCCTCTCTAATGGCTGTCCTAGCTAAGCTAGCTATAGAGTTGAGTAGTAGTTTCGGAATGATTCTCAATCTCATAGCTCCATTAATGACACCATTTCTTCAATCAGTTCTAAATACTCTTACTCAATACGCAATGCTCATCGTTAGACCAATGCAATGCGCAATTGATGCAATGGTTGCCTTTTTAGACAAATTGGACTATAGCGATCTATTTCAATCTCCTCCAGCAAATGTAAGTATTGGTCCCAAAGGAGGAGTAGGAAATAAGAAAAGTGAGTTAACTATTAAAGGAGTCAAAGGTAGAACTCATATGACTCCTGACGCTTCTCTCTATGGCATTCCTCAGACCAAAATGGCTTCTCATGAAGCTGGTAAAGATATAACTATAGGTGAATGGGAGAGACCAGATCTTTCTTGGGGCGGGACCGTAGATATTAACCCATTCCACCAAGTCAACAAAATGGAACAAGAAGCTGTAGATGAGGCTAAGGCTAATTTGGCTAGTGTCAAAGCTGATAGGAAGAACTATGATCTTACAGATGAAGCTCAAAAAGCTGAATATAACAAGAGACTGAATACAGCAAGAGATGGTGTTAAAGAAGCTCAAAAAGAGCAATCTTATACCGAGATTCAGAAAGCTAGAGCTACTATAGCTAAGTTCAAGGGATATATCCGAAGTATCTTTACTGCTCTTCTTGGATATATTAAAGAAGCAATAGATATCATAGAACAACTCGTCCAGGATCTCGGAGGAGAGCTTCAAAAGCTTCTCAAGTCTCTTACTGGAGCCACTGACATTGCTATGAGTAAAATGTTTAAGAAGCTTGAAATCATTAAATTAATTGAGATGATAGCAGCTATCATAGAGTTAATTAGAGGCAAGCGGTCTTGTAACGAAGAACCATTAGATTTTGCCGCTCTTTATCCAACTAAACAAGGGATTGCTATTTGGACGGACGATCAAGGAAATGTACATATCGAAGAAAACGGAGATGATATCCAAGATGCATTAGATGCTTTGGTAAGAGCTGGAGGGACAAGTCCTTCTGGCGCTCCTTTTGATCCAAACAGTACACCTAATGATAATCAAGCTATGCAGAAATTAAATTCCCTGATAAGATTAACCGGAGATGACACACTGGATACAACTATTGCTAAAACGGTGGAGAGAATTACTATACCATCAAGAGTTGTTTTCAAGTGTACTTTTGAGACTACAAAGGTTCAAGCTGCACAAGTCAACAAGTGGCTTGAAGAGCTAAATAAGGCCTAATCGGGAGGCAGCTTTGGAAGATACAGTTAAGATTCAGGAGAAGATTCCTGAGCCTCAAGTCAATATCCCCCGGACTTCTAAACCTGTTCTTATTCCTGCAGTAAAGAATCCTGTCCTTTCATATAGTTCTCTTTATGGAACAGGAAGATCAGCCTTTCAGGTTCCGGAATATGACTTAGTCGAATTAGGAAAGGTGCTGGATACAGAAGCCTTTGTCAGACAAGCAATAGCTAAGAAGACAGCACTCATGTTTAAAGAGGGTTGGGATATGGTTGGTCCCAATCTGCAAACTATTACTTACATAAAGACTCGTTTAGCTCAAACAGAACAGGCTTCTGGTCTTTCAACTAAGATGCTTTTCAGAGCGGTTGGAGCTTCTTTAATCCTTAAATCTAATGCTTTTCTCTTAAAAGTGAGAAAGACAAAGGCATCTGGAGGAAAAATTAGAACTCTCCCACAAACAAATAAAGAGCTAGAGCCAGTAGCAGCATACTTTCCTGTTCCTGCTGAAACAATGGAATGTCAACTGGTTGGGAATAAAGTATCCAAATGGCGGCAACATATGCCAGATGGATCATATCGAACCTATAAACCAGAGGATGTAATCCATTTCTACCACGATAGAAAAGATGGCTTCCTTTACGGAACACCTCTTTTGGTCCCGGTTTTAGATGATATTCGTGCTCTTCGCAAAATTGAGGAAAATTTAGAGCTACTCATTTATCAACATTTATTTCCTCTTTTCCAGTACAAAGTAGGTACTCCAGAGTCTCCAGCAGGATATACAGAAGATGGGTATAAAGAGATTGATGTAGTAAAAGCAGAGATTCAACGTATGCCTACAGAAGGAGGAATAGTTACCCCAGAAAGGCATGATATTAAAGCTATTGGGGCTGAAGGAAGAGCACTCAGGGCTGAAGGGTATCTCAAACATTTTAAACAAAGGGTAATAGCTGGTCTTGGTATTTCTAGTGTAGATCTCGGAGAAGGCGAATGTTATTCAGATGACACTCAAACTTTAACAGAGAATGGGTGGAAATATCATTACGAAATCGACCACACAAAAGAGAAAATAGCTGTCTTCAATCCAGATATATGGAAAGTAGAATATCGTTTTGCTAACTATAAATATGCTAATGATTATACTGGAGAAATGATTCATATTCAGGGTCAGCATTTAGATATTCAAGTAACTCCTCACCACAGAATGTGGGTTAAGGCTAAGTGGAGAGATAGTTGGGAGATTATTGAAGCAAAAGAGTTATTAGATAATAAATATGGAACAGAGTTTTATGTCTTAGAAAGTGCTCCTCTTGAAGATAAAAATTTAACTAAAGATAGATTTTTTATCAAGGCTTCTAAAGCGAAAAGAGGTGGTCCTTGCAAGAGTATTTCGTGCCAGCTTGTAGATTTTGCAGAATTCTTAGGTTACTTTATTTCTGAGGGATGTATAGATAAATCTAACGGTAACAAGGGTTTCTATCGAACACTTATATCTCAAAATAAAGGGGCAAATTTAGACCTAATTTGTCAAAATGCTGATCGAATAGGACTTTCTTATAGTAAAATCAAGAGTAAAAAAAGTAATCAGTCTGGCATTAAGATATACGGTAAAACTTTATATTCTTTTCTTAGAAAGAACGTACCGCATGGATCAAAAAACAAGCGGATACCTTTATTTGCCTTAGAGTGGCCTCAAAAGGCTAGAGAAGCTCTTCTACAGGCCTTGGTTATAGGAGATGGGTGGGATGAAGGTCTAGGTAAATTTAAGACTTACTATACGTCTAGCAAGGGGTTGGCAGATGATGTTCAAATTTTAGCATTATCCTTAGGATATAATGCTAAAGTTGTTCTTGTAGAACAAGACCAAGCAGCGTGGGGTAAAAACCCAATGTGGAGAGTCTATATTTCTTCTCCAAGAACCAGTGTTCAACATAGACTAGTTCAATCACAAATGATTACTAGTAAAGAATATTCTGGTGGTATCTATTGTTACAATGTTCCTCATCATCTTTATATCACAAGACGTAATGGAAAAGTGACGATCCAGGGGAATACTGTAAACAGAAGTACTAGCGATAATCTTTCTAGAAACCTGATCGACAGTGTAAAGGATTATCAACAAGTCTTTGAAACCTTCTTTAACACCTATGTTATAAATGAGCTACTATTAGAGAGTACATATGGAGATGATGTTCTCAATGAGGAAAATAAATGTTTTCTCCGCTTTAAAGAAATAGATATTGATGTTCAAATTAAAAAGGAAGCTCACTATGCTGACCAATTTAATAAGAACATTATTACTCTTGACGAAACAAGAAGGCTGGGTTGTGGTTTAGAACCTCTTCGTATCCCATCAAGAGAAGACATTGAAGCTGAGAGAGACGGTGGTGATGAATTTCCAGAATGGAACAGAACCAACTGGAAACTCTACGAAGAACCCAAACTATTAATACAAAGTCTGGATGAGCCGTGGAGCGCACTCGCTAAGGCTGTAGCTAGGTCCAGTTCTCTCATTACAACCGAGTCTGATATACAAACTGCAAAGACAGAGACCCAAGAAAAGGACATAGAATTAGAGAAGCAAAAAGCTGCTATTGCTAAAGCAAAACAAAAGAAGAACGTCGTTACAACAAGACCATCTAGGCCAAAGTCTAGAGATGGGTATTTAGCCAATACGTTCGATTTGATTACAGAGGGAGCTATAGCTCATGTTCAAATCAAGGGACAACTAGAACATGATTGGGTCGGGCAACTAATTAGAGCCCAGATGGAAACAACTATTCAGCAACTCATTGCTGAGCAGGTTGTTGCATTTAGAAGTGGGTATTTGCATCAGGGTGGAGCTGTAGGACCTGAATTTATTCAAAGAACTGCTTATGCTAGAACTATTTTTACTGAGCGTGCAAATCATTTTGTTACCAAGCTAACCAATGACATTGTTTCTCTTCTTCAAAAAAGGGTAGATAATCTGGAGCCTCTTAGTAATATAGCTCTAAATACCAGGTCTGTTTTTAGTGCATTGCGTTACAGGACAGCTTTTATTGAAGATGTCGAAGTCCGAAAAGGATATGGTTTTGGTCAACTAGTTAGATGGAGAGATACAGAAGTAGTAAGTCTCAAACTAGAGAATACTACTCCAGAACCCTGTGACGATTGTCTCGCTCGTTCAAGGGAGCTATATAATCCAAGTCTCATGGATATAGATGACATTCCTCCATTTCATGCAAATTGTGGGTGTGTCCTCTTAGCTACGGAAACCAGTGTCCAGGATGCACATAAGAAGACCAAGTCTACTCTTGGACCTAAATCAAAGAAGGCTCAATTTGTTAAGTGTGTGATGAAAACTAAAACAAGACTTAGAGTCCAACATCCAGACTGGAGCGAAGAACAACTTGAAATTCAGGCAGAGACAGCCTGCGATCATGTTCTTCAAGATATAACTACTCAAAATAAAGTTAAGTTAGAACATTATGTTCAAAAAGTAAAAACAAGACTAGAACAGGACCATCCAGGATGGAGTGAAGACAAAATTGAGTTATCTGCCCTTGCAATCTGTTCTAACGGTTTGAAAGGTAAATAATTTGCTGTATATATATTCAAGAGGTGTAAATAAGTGAACTTCTTACGTATTAACGATCTAGTAACTTTCAGGTTTACAGATGAGAGTATGACTCGGGTGAATGATAACCTAAGTTCATATTCATCCATGAGTATGCATCCTCAAGGACTTCAAGTTTCTATTGCTGCAACTCATGCTGGAATTATCACAAGAAATAATGGGTTTTATCTCCCCGACAGAATGAAAAAGGGAGCACCTACCTTTATTGAGAACTATGCCAAACCAGTTCTCGTACATCATCAGGAACACAGTGATCCCATTGGGCGGATCATAGATTCTATTTATGTAGATACTTCTGGGGTAGTAAGAGATCAATTTGACCTGGTTAAAGGCATCCATATAAAGAATCGAGCAGGGAAAGAAATTGGCATTCTGAATGATGTTCTTCTACAAGACTTCATTGCAGGAAAATTGCCATTTGGAATGGCGGTAGATACTGTTTGCTCTCTTTTACGGGATTCAATTATCCGTGATAGCACCTATGAAGGGTTAGGATATCTTCAGATACTAGCAAATATTACTGACCAAGCTGCTATTACAAAGTTCTTAGATGGTCGTTATCTAACAGGCTCTGTAGGAGCTACTACTAATCAAGCTATTTGTTCTACCTGTAGACAAGATTGGACAGAATCTGGCAAATGCGAACATACACCAGGAGCTATATATGACGGTGCTCCTTGTTTCATTATTGCTGGTGACCTGATTTATGATGAATATTCAGTAGTAAATTTCCCAGCTGATAGACATAGCAAGGTTCTTCAGTTAAACTGTAACGGAATTAAAGATGAAATCGAAATTGCTAATACTGGTAGGGTATATGAGGTTGCACCTTCATTCCCTCAATTTAAGGAGAGATTAATGGACGCTCTTGACAACTCCCAAGAGGTTGGAGATCAGGTTGAAACTCCAGTAGATGAAACTATTGTTGAAGATTCAACTCAAGAAGAAACTCAAGAAGATATCTTAACCGTACTCATGGACGCTGAAACTCTTACAGACGAACAAGAGGAACAATTCTACGAACTTCTATGGGCAGAAGTCCAAGGAGCAATTACTGATGGAGAATTAGCTCCTGAAAGCGAAGATGTGCGGGACTCATTTCTGAAGGAAATTGAGGATGCAAAACTCTCTACTAAGCAGCGAAAGGATCTCTCTAAGTCAACTTTCTGTGGACCAAATAAGAGTTTTCCGGTTCCTGATTGCGCTCATGTAGTTGCTGCAAGAAGACTCATTGGTCGATATAAAGGTCCTGGAGACAAAAGCACAATTCTTGCTTGTGTCTCTAGAAAAGCTAAAAAGCTAGGATGTGATACCAAATCAAAAGATGAGACTCAACAGCCAACTCAAGATAGTTATCAGCATAGCAGAATTATGCATATGCTCATTGAAGCTCTCGAAGATGGTAAGCCTTTTGAAAAGGACGGTGAAGCGGTTTTTGAAGCCGAAGAACTAAAAGTACTTCAGGGTATTCTTAAGCGGCTTGCTACAATGGTTGGAAAAGACAATTTAGTTCTTGCCTTAGTGAATGAAGAATTAGCTCTTAGCCCAGTTTGTGAAGACAAACTTCTAGAAGAAATTATTCAAAACGAGGAAAAGATTGGTGAATTGAGAGATGAAATCGAAACTCTCAAACAAGAGCATATGGCCATGTTTAAAGACACTGAGACTCTCAAAGAAAAGCTTGTAGAGAGTGTCAAACAGGTTAGGAAAGCCAAGGAAATGCATTTAGCAATTCTTCAGAATCTGAATGACAAGGAAGTTAAAGAAAGAGATTTTGCTACTCTTACAGACGAGGTTCTAGATACAGAAACAATTAATCTTGCAGAACTTGTTGACTTCCAGGGAATTGTTAATAAAATCGGTGATGGAATGAGTAGAACACCAACTGAAATAGTAGATGACCCTACTCAAGTACAAGATGAGATAAAGGAGCAGGTTGTGACTCCAGAGGATTTAGGAAAAATTGAAGAACAATATCTCAAGCTACTTTTTTCTCCAGGTCAAGGACCTACTGCTGCTGCTAAATATATTCAACGTTGTCAAGCTATGGGAAAGCTCCCAACTGATAACGGATAACTTACCGGAGGTAATTCATGTCTTTTGACACTTTGGGTCGATACGATCCTAACCACAAAGCCTATGACCAAATTGGCAATATTATTCCAGTCGTTGACTACTCTGAGGGTGATCGCCCTCATGGTGAATGGTGGCCTGCATGTTGGCTACCAGTTCAGTTTTTCGAGAAGTATTTCTCAGAGTGGATGGTCTGTATGCCTGGAAAGGCTCTAGCTTTAGATAATGATTCTAAGCTAGTTCCAGCCCAATATGGACTTGGTAGTGCAAGTATTACTTACGCTGCTAACGACGTAGAAGCAGGCGTAATTGATGTCCGTACTGGCTCAGCTCTTCTAACTGCTAATATTGGGACTTTTCTAGTATCTGCAGTAACTAGCTTTATGGGAAGAGGACTTGGTGCACTCGCGGTAAGCAAGCCAATCGGTGTGGCTCCTTATCCTTTCTGGAAATGGGCTGGTGATGCAAGCTCATATGATGATGGGACCAATCCTGCTGGGTATATGAGACATAACTTCAATCTCCAGCATCGTGCGGGTGTACTCTGTGACTATGTCATTGAGCTACCTCTAGTTCCAGCTCTTTCATCTGTAGGCACTGATATTATTCAGAGTAGCAGGGATGCAAGTACTAATATTGCTCTCCTGACTGATGCTGGATCATTTACTGGCCTACTTCCAATGGCTAAGAATACCATGCGTACTCCTATTACCATTACCGGTGGTGATGCCTCTACCCGTTTTGCGGTAGAGAAGGATGCAATGGCTGATATTACCCAGATGGGTGATTACTATGTCGACCTAGTAAATGGCTACTTCTACTGTTATGCATCAGCAGATGTTCTTGGTCACTACGATGTCAACTTCTATCACTATGGATCAGCTCCAACTGGTACTAATGTCTCCAAGTTTGCTTGTGCTCTTGGTGACCTAACACCAGGTTGTTTTGTTAAGTGCAACTCAGACTCAAACTTTGTTGTAGCTACCGCAAAGACCTATGGTGATGCTGAGACTGATAACTTCGACACTTTTGCCGATATTCTTGGACAGGTAATCGAAAGAGAGGATGTTCTAGGTAAGGATGCTCTCGATCGAGTTCGTACTGCTTATCCAAGTCTATCTACAGATGCTGCTGGTTCTCTCCCAGCTTACGCTGGCCAGATGGATCAGATGCCCGGTTCAGCAACCGGTGGGGCACCAGGTAATGTACATTATGCTGGTGGCGCAAATCTAGTTGTAAGAATTAATCTAATTTCCCGTTAAGGAGAGGAGGACAAAGGTAACACCATGTCTAACGTAAAAATTGAAGATGCCAGACAGCTCGAATTCCTTTGGAGGAATAGTGGGCGGGCTCTCGACGGCACCCAAATCAAATTAGAGGATGCCTTGGCATCGCCAAATGCCTCCATCCTTATGCCCAAGGTCATAAGTAATATTGTGAAAGAAGCACTCGAACCACTAACTATTGGTGCTAGTTTGCTTCAACGTATCAATTATACTTATGGTCCAACTATCTCTTTCCCCGCTATTGGAGCTATGCAAGCTGCTGATATCGGTGAAATGGGAGAGTATCCAGAACGTAGTCCCACCATGGGTGGAGCTACTGTGACAGCTAACATTGGGAAATGTGGTCTAGCCGTAAAGGTCTCAGAAGAGATGATCATGTACTCCCAGTTTGATGTCATCGGGATGCTTCTCAGACAGGCTGGTCGCGCCCTCGCTCGGCATAAAGAGGTAAAGATTTTTAACTATATCCGAGCAATGGGTCAACCTGTATTTGACAACATAGCTCCTACTAGTTCAATCTTAGGTGTTTGCACTGGTCGGGACCTCTCAGGTGGGGCCAATGGGTCTCTAACTATGGATGATCTCTTTGATGGGTATGCTCAAGTAATTAATCAAGGTTTCACCCCTAATACACTTCTCATGCATCCACTTACATGGGTAATGTGTGTTAAGGATGCAACTCTTCGAGCTTTCGTTCTGAATAGTGGTGGTGGAGTTTTCTTTGCCTCTCACACTGGTAATCCAGCAGGGCGGGCTCCTTGGGAAGCAAGTTCACATGGTGGTCTTGGTATGTCTGGTGGTCAGACTATTACTCCAGGGGGGAATGCTGCAGGTGAAACTGCTACTCCTCTAGAGGGATATTCACAGACTATTACCAGTGCTCCTGTATTACCTAGTTACTTTAATATTCCTTTCCGGATTATTGTTTCTCCATTCGTTAGATATGACCCACGGAGAAAGCTGTCTGATATCTACATGTTCGATTCAGCTGAACTAGGTGTAATGGCTGTAGCTCATGATGTCATGACAGAAGAGTTTGAAGATCCACGGACTGACATCCGAAAGATTAAGCTGAAGGAACGATATGGTATTGGCATTCTCAACGAAGGCAAAGCTATTGCTTGTCTCAAGAATGTTCATATCGTACCCAACGAGATTGTACTGCCTGCTTCTGCTACCATTGATGTTTCTGGCAGTGTAACCGCTATCAGCCCAACTGCTAGCGTTCTCTAAGGGGACCTGATAGAATAGGATAATCTAGAGAGGGGCCAATGTGCCCCTCTCTTTCTTTAAAGAAAGGGGAACTTTATGCAAGTTCAATGGAATCCAGAGAGTAGAATTTCAATGTGTTTTATCGGAGATGAAAATAGAGATAAGAAGAATTGGATACCATTTACTTTTGATGACCCAGGTCCAAGAGAACTCTCTGTCCAAAATCTCTCAGAAAAGGAGAGGAATCAGGTCCTCTATAATATGAGAAGAGGAATACTTCTTGTAGATAATAAGGACGAGTTAATCAATGCTGTTAAGCTAGAAGCTACCACAATTACATGGAGTCCTCCTGTAGAACCTAAGCAAGTAGTAGTAGATGAGAATAAGGTTAGGAATATTCTCTCTGGGCATCATGCAACAGTTAAGAGATTAGTCCCAGAAATGTCTCTTCAAGAGACTAGAGCAGCTCTCAAATTAGAACAAACTGGAAAAGGACGCAAGAGTGTTCTACAGGCTCTAGAAGAGCATTTAGCAATACAGAGCAAGCAGGTTCAATCTCTCTTTCCTGGGGGAGATGTCCCAGCAGATAGTCTAGTAGATTCTGGTCCCAAGATCTCGACACGAGTCGGGGATGTTGTAGAATTCGAAGAGGAAGATGAGGTAGTTCTAATTCCGCTAGACCAGGATCTCTAGTATGGCCAATCTGGCAGACATTATCAGTGATTATTTCCCCCCTGCTTCTGGGGTCAACGTTCCACTTGCAAGCGCAGTCTGGACAGACTTTGATTTGCATATGGATACAGATGACTTAGAAGAAAACTTTTTTGTTGAAGGGCCAGACACAGACCAGTTTGTAGGAGAAGGATTAGCTCTACTAATAGAACCAGATAATGTCTCTCAGGGAGACTTAGATGACTTTCTCATGTCTCCAGGATATAGGGGGATTGTTCAGGGGGAATACTCATTTGATGTAGTTTCTGGAGTGTCCACTAGATTAACATTTACTCCAACTAGACCATTAGCTCCACATACCGAATATTACGTAAACATATCAGCTCCATTAGATAATGACGGTAATACTGTATCTGGATTCATTAGTTGGGGATTTACTACAGGAAGTGGATCAATAGAAACACTTCCATCTACTATCTCAACATCTATCTTAGCTTCTAGTCCACAAGCAATAAATTTTACAACTACTGCAGGACCTCTTACTATTGTTAAGACCACTCCTGCAAATCATACAATAGAGCAGGATACAGACCTAGAGGAAATAGTAATTGAATTTAACAAAGAAGTAGATCCTGATAGTGTAAATAATAATGCTATTGAAGTAGTTACTTCTGTTGCAACAGATCATCCTTCTGTAAATGCTCAAGCAGTAGGAAACTTATTTAAGCTGTTTGAGCTAGACGGGAAGTATCTAAAGATTAAAATCTAAGGAGGGAAAATGACAAGTCAACATGAAGTCAGAGCTGGTCAGATTATTACCCTCCGTAGTCAATTTAAAGATGACTTGGGAGATACAGCTGAAGTAACATATCCTCATCTCAATATCTATGACCCAACAGTAGAGGTCTACTTACCCGCTAATGCTACAGTAGCTTCTGGTATACCTACCTATCTTGGAGATGGGATATATAGCTATGACTATACTGTTCCCCTCTCTGGGCCAGGAGGAACTTGGAAACATCAATGGAATGGAGACCTGACTGTACAACGTATCTCCGCACTTTTCTCCTTTGATGTAACTGCTTCTGGAGTTATCTATGAGCTTCCCAGTCAACTGTATAATAATAACTTTGTAGAAGTTAATATTGTCTCTGGTTTACAAGCTCTGGATGGAACCAGCATGGATGGAGAATACTCGTTTAACTTCTTAACTACTATAAGTCCTGCATATACGAGCACAAGAAAGATGAGGCTCAAGGTCGGGGCATATATAAGGAATATCCCTGATGACACTCTTCAACTAGCTAATCTAGAAGCAAGTATAGAAGCAGATGCCCTAACTTGGGCTACAACTACTAGTGACAGCTCTTTATTTGATCACGCGCGTAGAGAATATGTTACCTGTCTTGCATCATATATGCTTCTACAGAACACTGCTTCAAATATCCTTCGTAGTAAATCTCTAGCCGATTTATCAGTGGAGTATGACACTAGAGGTCTCCAGAATACAATGGATGATCTCCGTAACTGTATGGCGCGCTGGGAACCGCAAGTTCTTTCTAGAGGTCAAGCAAAGAAGTCTTCTCAACCCTCAATGGTTATCAAGGGTATATATGACCCAGATAGGATTGCTCCAGCGAGGATATGGGAAGGTGATAGTGACGGAGGTGTAAATAGGCGAATTCCCGCTACAAATAACCAACAGGGTCAATTATATAGACGACGCTATAAGAAGACATATGTCAAACGCTGGTGGTAGAAATGGCTATTTGGAACCCATACACAATAGATACGAGCCTTTCAGACCCTTATTATAGCGGTCGAACAGAGCCTTCTATGAGAGAAGAGCTAAACAATATGTTTGATGGAAAATGGCCTGAAATTGCCAAGGCAAGACCTGTTGCTCTTCGCAAGATGAGAAGAGATAACAATGGGGACCTTACTCCTTGTCCATGTAAATCCCCTTTGACTGGAGAACCTGATATAGATACATTTTGCACTTTCTGTTTCGGGGAAGGATATTTTTGGGACGAAATCCTCGTAGATACCTATAAAGTTATCCTAGAGGGAGATTCTTCCTTAGCTACAAGAGTAGTACCTACAGTACCAAGCTTGCTCAATATTCCTCTCGTGATATTCTATATTCGTTCTAGGGTAGATATAACTGAGAAGGATAGAATTGTAGAAATTGCCCTAGATAATGAAGGAAGTCCAGTCCTTCCCTATAGAAGGACTATTCTCTATAGAATAGAGAGTCTCATAGATTTCCGAGCAGATGAAGGTAGATTAGAATTTTGGAAGGTTGCGGCCCATAAACAGAAAACAAAGTTTCTCAATGGGTCTGTTGGATAAATGGCATTAGAAGACTTACTAAATAGTAGTTTAACTGAGAGTCAAGTTAGGATTCAAGTCAATACTATATATGACTTCTTAAAGAGTCAGACTATTGAAGCTCCAAGGATGACTACTCGGATAAAGACTCCCGGGACAGTAAAGAGCCTCAAGGAGTTCTATGAACTAGTACGTCAAGCTATTGTCAACTATGAAACCAGAGCTGGAACACTCGATATAAACAAAGTTAATTTTACAGAAGAGGAACCAGATTTTGAGAATGAGACACCAACAATTACATTTTCTCTCATGAAACGAGAACCAGGGTCCTTTTCTCAGGGGGCCCCTGGAGAGGGAGATGTAAAAAATCTGAGACCCAGATTACGTGAGTCACTAGATGACCCAACGTTTCCTGGATATAAGAAAATGATTACTGGCATGTGGTATGACAATATTGTTCGTTTCACATGTTGGGCACGTACAAATAAAGTTGCTAATCAGCGTGCCGAATGGTTTGAAAATCTCATGGATGACTATACCTGGTGGTTTGTCATAAGTGGTATTCAGAGAGTGATATACAAAGGGCAAAGTAATGATATTGTAGTTACGGTAAAAGATAACAAATGGTATGGTAGACCGATTGACTATTTTGTCAGAACAGAGAAACTGAAGACTACGAGTGAAAAAACACTGGAGGAAATCATTATTACTCTCGTGACCAAGAGAGACTTTTTGGAGGAATAACAGATGGCTTTTACATATCTCTCGGGTGTATATAAAGAAGAACAAGATGGTAATCTTATTGTTCTCCCCGTTAGTTCTGACCCAGTTACTTTAGTCCTAGGAACTGCCTCACAGGGTGTTTCAGATACTCTACATAGAGTTCAGAGGGCATCTGATAGTGTGAGACTATTTGCTAAGAGCGGTAATCTCATTCGTGGTCTCTATGAGGCTACCCAAGGTGGGGCAAAGAATCCCAATCTATATCGTGTCGGTGCTACTTCAGCTGTTCTAGCTACTGTAGGAACCGGACTAACTATTGAGACTATCGCTAAGGATGACTCTGCTGGTACAGACTACGAAATTTTCTGGGATGATACAGAACTTCGTCTTCGTGTTTGGCGCGTATCAGATGGAGAGTTAGTTTATGATAACTATCCTTCCTATCCAGATGAAAGAGTTGACCTTACCGAGGTAAGTGTAACTGGTACAGCTACTACTGGAGCTAACGATATTGGAACTCTTGCGGTTCCTGTAACTCTTGCAGCCGCAGAAGGCGTCTCTGGTGCTAGTTATACGGCTGGTACAGATGGACTAAATCTCTCAAGAATGGAAATGTGGGAAGCTCTCTATACAGCTTATCAGAACCTCGAAGATGCAGACATTGACATTGTTGTACCAATGAATGTCTACATGGATGATCTCAATGTAATGGATATGGCTGCAGCTACTATTACTACTAGGACTCTTACCGCTATTTCTACTTATCCTGATCCAGGAGCAACTGATGATGTTCTTGGAAGAGTCTATACAGAAGAATATTTAGGTAAGAATTATTTCTGGTGGTGGTTCCCTGCTGATCCAACTCTCCTGAATAGTTTCTCAGGAGCACAACTCTATCCTTCTGCTGGATCTGCTAGCTCAACTCTGAAAACAGATGGAACAGCTCTGACTTTCAGTGACTTCCATGAAGTAAACTTTGCTCACCAAATGGCTAATTTCTGTTGGAATATGGCTCAGAATAGCGTAGACGTTACTGGAAACATTGGTGTTCTTCCACCTGCTTCTTTTGCTCCAGTCGGGATGTCTGCTTGGGTAGGCACTGTTCCTACTCTAACCACAGACGGTTCTGGAAGGTCTGTTGTATCTGTCAATGGGACTGGTCTTCTAGGAAACAAATGGATGGCTGGAAAGATTACTTCTGGTGGCATCCCTGGTCATGTAATTGATGGTGTAGAAGGTCTTGCTGGTGGTGGATTTATTGCAACCGATGATGGATTTATTGATGGTACACAGCAAAAAGATGACAATGATCATCTAATTGATATTGGCAAATATATTAATATCGTTGCAAGTTATGCTGTCCTAGCAAATCCATCTCAGACTACAGCATATAACGCTACTGGTGCAGCTGTATATGCAGGTTTCTATTCTAAGCTTCCTGCTTCTAGCTCGCCAATGAATAAGGTTGTTCCTGGTGTGAGACTACCAGCAAGGTTGAGACTAACCAAACTCGATCTTCTAGCTGGGAAGAGATATGTTACTTTCCATCAAAAGCCAAAGGGAATTGTTGTAACAGATGCTCCTACAGCTGCGAGACCTGATAGTGATTATCAGAGACTCTCTACTGTTCGCCAGGTAAAGGCAACTATAGATGATATTCGGGTTAAGTGTGATGTATATCTTGGTGAAGATTTATCTGGTGCTCAAGTTGCTGCGCTAGATACTGCAATTGGAAAATCACTCCAATTATCTGTAAAGAATAAGCTAATCAGGAGATACGAATACAATCTGATTATTACTCCTGCTCAGCGCGTTCTTGGTCAAGCAACTCTTGAACTAAAATTAGTACCAGCATTTGAGTTACGTAGAATTACTATTGTCGTAGCTCTAGCTGCGGTATAAGGAGGAATAAATGGCTGGTCAAGTTTCACAGTTTGCCAGAGGATATCACAGCTTTAGTGGTGTAGACATGAAGGCTGTGTTCAACAATCAAGTGATTGCTGAAATTCAGGCAATTAGTTACAGTGTTACTCGGGAGAAAGCTCCTCTGTACACAATGGGCTCTGCTGATCCTCGTAGCTTCTCACGGGGTAAGAGGGGTATTGCAGGGACTCTCATCTTCCTAATGTTTGATAGACATGCTCTTCTAGATGCTTTTGGTGTCATAGCAGAGAAAGATGGTAGAGCATATTTACCATTTATGTCTGATTTGGATGACTTTATTCCTAATACTAGTACTAATGATTTACTCACTCAGGTTCCAATTGCTACTGTAAATGATCCTGGTTCTCCAATTGATTGGGATGAATATGCAGTCACTCTTGGCGAAAGTAATATTACTAGTGTTGACGGAGACCAAGCTGCCCGTGCTCCATGGTTTACTGACCAGATTCCTCCATTTGATATTACTCTTGCAGCTGCTAATGAATATGGAAGCTTTGCTGTAATGCGTATCTATGGAGCTGAGATTTTGAATGAAGGCTATGGTGTAAGCATTGATGATATCGTTTCAGAAATGCAGAATACCTATGTTGCAAGAACTATAAGTCCTTGGCAGCCTGTAAGAAGTCCAAAGACAGATGAGTTGTATAATACTTCTTCCTAATTTCTTTGAGGGTCCAATCCCCTCACTTTCTTCATAATGACTGAATACAAATCTTCTCCTCCCAGTTCAACTGTAAAAATTCCAACTATTAGTTCTAAAGCTGGAACACAAAGTACTGATGTTGGTCTCACTGATTTGAGAAATGGAGCAGGAAACTCTAGACTTTCTGAGAGTCTAAGAGGATATAAGGACGACTATACCTATATAGATTGGCTAGGAAGCTCTTACGCCGGGGCAGATATCAAAGTAGTAGTACATATGTATAAAGTACAAGATAGTGATAGTAAAATAATCAACGATGATATTACCAACATTGAAAGTGAAATAGCGGGTAGAAGGACTCTTATTAATCGATACCAAAGTGGGCCTACAGACCCAACTTATCATCCTGATGTTGTGAGGCTTGAACAAGAGATAAGCCATTTAGAAGAGTACATTTTAAATCAACAACAAGCACTTGAGGACCATGTAGAAACCGTTACTCTAGCAACTCTACAAACCCTCTCTGTTCAATCTCATAGAGAGAAATATCCAGTGCGAGCAATGGGACAGAGCTACGTTAAGGGTTATTGTCGAGGTCAAAGATGTTTACCTGCTACAGAAAAAGTACTTGTCAAAGATAGGGGCTATATAAGTGTAGCAGATGTTTTGCCAGGAGACTTAGTACAATCTACAGCCAAAACCTATAATAAGGTACTTGGGTCTTTTGCTCAAAGATATAAAGAATGCGTTAAGCTAACGTTTGAAAATGGATATACTCTTTCAGCTTCTTGTGATCATCCTGTTCTTACTCCAAGTGGTTGGACAAAGGCAAACGAGCTAATTGTCGGAGATAAGGTATTATCTGTCGGATATACCCCCGTTCCAGAAGAAGATAATGATATCCCAGATTATTTACTTAAACTTATTGCATTGTTAACTGGTGATGGGGGTTTACATCGATATCCAAAAGCAAATAATAGTATCGAACATCGGATTACTTTATCTATTAAAAACGAGGAGATGCTAACTATTGGGGAGGAAACTAGTAATATCCTCAAGTCTCTAGAAATACCATTTACAGATGTTCAGAAAAAGGGTTGTATAGACAGAAGAATTAGCGTTTGTACAGGTACAGGTAAAACATCCTGGAAGCTTAGAAAATATAATTCATTACATGAAGCACTTTTACGATATGGCTTGTATGACAAATATAGTCATCAGAAGTTTGTCCCTAATGATTTTTTAGCTAATCTCTCTAGACGACAAATTATTCTTTATCTCCAATATCTTTTTTCTACCGACGGTGGATATTCAATATCTAAAGACTTAAAATACATAGAAGCATCTTATTGTTCTACATCTGAAGAATTAATAGATGGAGTCAGATTGTTGTTAAGTAAGTTAGGCATACATTGTCTTAAGAACAAGAGTGCAGAGGTTGGAAAGGTAGGAGGTCGACCTTCAATAATTAGCAAGCATGATGCATATAAACTAGTTATTTCTGATAGCTTTAATCTTTATAAGTTTGTTTCCTTGGTAGGTATTTTTGGTAAGGATGAGCGAATTAGACCTTACCAAGACTTAATTCTTTCTCGAAGTCTAGCTATTTTAACAGAAGAACCCAAGGAATTTATTGCAGAAGTTAAAAAGGCTAGCAAACGTCAAGGGTTTCCCACAAAGCAATTAGGTATTAAGTTTAATCTTTATCAAAAGAACCGGCCCTTAAGTATTAAAAGGGCTTTAAGTATTGCTAGGGTTCTTAACGATTCAGAACTTAACTATTGGGTCCATTCTCATATTGCGGATTTATTAACAAGTCTACCGCCAGAATACCAAGAGATCAAGGTCGTTAAAAAAGAGCAAGTTGGAAAATTAGCAGTCTATGATCTAGAAGTAGAAGATAGACATCAGTTTATTTGTAATTTTATTGCAGTACATAATACAATTGCTGGTAGTATGATATTTACTACCTTCAGTGAGCATGCATTAGCTGTTCTTCTCAGGTCTATGGACCACGCAAAGTATTATGGAGAAACTATCTTAGATACAGAACTATCTAGTCTAATCCCAGACCAATTGCCTCCAATTGACTGTACTATTGTTTTTGCTAATGAATATGGAAGCGTCTCAAGAATGGGAATATATGGCCTCGAATTTGTAAACGATGGTATAACGTTCTCTATTGAGGACTTACTTAGTGAAAGCGTTATGCAATTTGTAGCCAGAGATATAGATATTATGACTGCTGTCGGCCGTAGAAAACTATCTCAGTTGGATAAAGGATATATGCTGAATAAACAAGAGGTTTCAGGTAGCAGTCTTCTAATTTCGGGGAGAGACCAATATTTAGCCTATTTAAATAAAGTTGGAATACAAAGAAAGTATAGAGGTAGATAAATGGGTGACTGGATAAGTAGGAGAGGAGTCTACGATAACGATTTTTTTTCAAGTGCGCAATGCACTCTTTATATAGGAGATGTCCTAGTAGATGAGTTAACTTCTTTATCCTTTGCTGTCCATCAGAGTAAGACTCCTTTATATGGCTATGCATCTGAACTCTTTGACGCGGTGAGTAAAGGAAATGTCCTCGTCCAAGGTCAGTTCTCTATTAACTTCAAAGAAGCTGGATATCTATGGCTCATCCTGAATAGATATAAAGCTATGAATGGTGAAGTTCCTATCTTTGACCCAACTAATGGAAACGCTGACGGTCTTCCATCAGGAGTTCCAGCACGAGAAATGGCTCAATATAGAAATATTGAACAGGTAGTTAATGGAAATAATCCACTCACTTCGGATACCAAGTATCTAGGAGCCCTTGCAAGAGAAGCCCAATTATCTCTTTCTGGCTTTTCGAATCGGTCCAGGCAAGAAGGAGAGACAAAGGGAGCAGAGAGTATCTTTGAAGCCTTTGAGAACTATGTTTGGGGCAAAGAAGGCCAGACTACATACGCAATCGATGGTGGAACTATCGATATTACCGACAATAGAAGGTGTGACGTTGCTAAGCTAAATCCATTTGACATTTACGTCGTTTTTGGAGACTATGTTGGAGATGATCGTATTCATCACACTATCCAGAAGATCGTAGATGTACACATATTGGGAAACTCTAAGCAAATAGGAATGGATGGAACTCCTGTACAGGAAGTCTATCAATTCTTTGCGAAAGATATCAAATAGGAGAGGTTATGGAAGAAGCTACAGAACAAGTACCAGTTGAGGAACAAACGTCAGAAAGGAAGCTAACAGAGGCTTTAGCAGGGTTTGAAGGAGCACCAGCAGAGACAGAGATTGTGGCCTGGAAACAGAAGTATGGAGAAATTCTTCTATCAGGATTCTCAGAGACAGAGTTATTCATTTGGAGACCAGTAAGCAGGCAAGAGTTTGTCCAGCTCCAAATAGATCTATCTCAACAGCAGACTTCTGCTTTAGCTGTAGAAGAAACAGTTGTAAAGAAATGTCTTCTCTGGGTATCCCAAGGTGGAAAGGAAGCTCTTCAAAGGAAAGCAGGAAGCTTTTCTACTCTCCACGAACAAATTATGCAACAGTCTAACTTTGTTGCTCCTCAGGTTGCTGCTCAGTTAGTTGCTCGGCTCTAACAATGAAAGAGCTGCTGCGGCTCAGAGAGCAGTATGGTCCAGCATATGCCATCCAACTCCCGGGTGGTAAAGCTATCCCATTTAGGCTCCTTACTCTTGGAGAATATCTAGAATATGAAAACCTCATTGGAAGTAAGACTTATCCTTATGAGCAAATAGAAGATGAAATCTTCAAAAAGTGTGTATTAGACCAGTCCTATTTAGACTTCTTTAATCTTCTTCCAGCGGGAGAAGTATCCTCTACTGTTTCTGCTATTAGAGCATATTCAGGACCCTCATCAGCTGAACAATTTAATCTGGACTTAGATATAGCTAGGAGACGAGTTGATTCAGGAATACATGACATGGTAGGAACTATCTGTCGTGCTTTTCCTTCATATAAGCCAGAAGATGTATATGGTATGAACTATGACACATTTGTCATACGTGTTGCACAAGCAGAGAGATTGCTCATTCAGGCGGGTATATTAACTGAACCCGTAGTAATACTTTCTCCTGAACCTCAAAAACAAAGAATCAAACCACCCAGAATGGTTAATCCTAAACAAGTCTATGAAGACCAGCAAAAACCTCTAGTTCCTCCTCCTTTGCCACCAACAGCTACTGAGAGAACTATTATTACCAAGAAGGAAATGCAAGCTCACGATACTGAACTTGGCCCAGACCATGATAAAATCATGATGGCTAAACAAACAGTAGGAGTATATCAAGACTATATAGAGCAGTTAAAAGAAGGGAAAGAAATAGTAATTTACTCTGATGAAGATAGACTCAGAATAGCTCAGGAGAGGGCAGAGAAAAATAAAGAGAATCTAAGAAAGAAATTAGAACAAGAGAAGGTTCAGTTTAAAAAGGATATGGCAAAAGCTCTAGAAGAGAGGAAAAAAATAAAGAGACGCCGCAAACACAAATGATATGCCTACTTTTCTATCTTCTAATCAATTAAGGAGCTACTATTCTCCTTCCCTTTCTACTCAAACTCAGCAATCATACCTAACAGGACAGCCTCGTAACTTTTACGAAGAATCTACAAACAATATTCTCACAGCTGGACTGATTACAGGAGGAGTTCTAGCCGCTGGATGGATTCCTACGAAGAGTGGGAGAGTCTGGGATAAGTATGTAGCTAGTCTCAGAGGAATAGAATCTTATTCTCCAGGAGGCGTTCTTAGAACCTTTCAGCTTTCAAACTTCTTTTCTCAGTTTGAAAGTGCAGTTCAAAGAGGGACTCACGTTTCTCCCTCTATGTTTAGGAAGAATGTCCATCTTACAGATTATATTCATTCTTTAGATTTACTTAGTAAAGCTAGACTACAAAGAGAAGGAGTTACCCTAAGAGGAGGAAGACTCTTTTGGGGCCAGGGAGAAGAAGTAGCTCTACGTTATGCTAGTGCTATCAGAACTCCTCTTTCTGTATGGGACCCCTTAGGCAAATCCTTAACTACCAGTTCATGGGTAGGAGCTGGGTGGACAGTAGGATTAGGAGCCAAAATTCCTTCTCCACAGCATATCTTTACCTTTAGACAACCTTTCTTCGATAAGCCCAATATTCTAAATCCTCTCATCGAAGGATTACCTTCTCAGATTATTGGTGCTCAGACGAGGTTAGGTTATACAGGTAGATGGGCTGGAGCCTTAGGAACTGAGCTTGTAGGTCGTTTCAACCGTCTACTGGAAATGCCCTATGGACTTATAGAGGGCCTTCCGGGAGCAAAGTACCTTCCTAAATTAGCTGTTAAATCTGGCACTGGTGGAGAAATGTTTGCCCGAATGGTGGGCAAGTTTGGCATTGCCTTACCTGCTGCTTATATGGGCTACCAGATGTTGGATTGGGCCGTAAGAAGGTCTGACACTCTCTCTGGCACTATTCTGGATGAGGGGATTACTGCTGGAATAGCTACAGCTGGAGTGAAAGCTAATATAGCTGCTTCACGTATAGCTCAAATATCAGGTCTACAGAGATATAGAGAGTTTCAAGAAGAAGTAGCTCCAGGTAGTACTTCTCTTCAAAAGCTGCTAGCTTTTCCTCTAATGGGAGCCCTTGGAGCTGGAGGAATTGCATATGGAGCCAAGCTCGTACAGATGACAACTCTTCAGGCTAGAGGTATGTCAGCCCATGAAGCCCTAACAGTAGCTGAGCTATCTGCAAGAGAATTTGGAACTGGAAAGAATATAGCTTCCAGGACTATGAGAAAGATGGCTCTAGCAGGTCCAGAGAGTCTCTACTATCGTTCTGATACTCTAGGAAAAGCTTGGAGAAGATTATTTGAGCCAATAGTTGAAGGAGGAGAGCAATTAGCTTTTAGAAAATTGGGGTGGAAATTAGGCCCAACTAAGCTAGCTGCAATTGGGGGAGCACTAGCAGGATTAGCTCTAGTTGCCCCATTTCTACCAGGCGCATTAATACCTGAGAAGAGTCCAGAAGAATTGGAAGATATTTATTCAGGTAGGCAAGAAATTGCTGTTAGGCGTGGTAGATGGTGGGAAGCGGGACGATCTGCGTTTGAAGGATGTCTAACAAAACAGGCTTGTTTAATATTATCAGATGGCACTTTGGAAAACGCTGAATTAATACGACCTGGACATAAACTCTTAAACAAGAAGGGGAGATCTGTCCGTGTTCTTAAGGTTTTTACTAGAGAAGTAAACGAACAAGTTTACAAATTTAGTACAAGTTATGGACAGGAAGCATTAACAAGTATTACCGGAAACCATCAGTTACTAGTTGTCTATTGTCCATATTATTTTAAGCTAGACAAAACCAAGCCACAAAAAATGTGGATGCCAAGCTCGTCTATAAAGAAAGATGGAAGATACAGACTATTTATGCCATATTATTCTCCTCGTGAGATTACTAAGACAGTCGATCTAGAACGTATTTCTGGTTTTACGTTTTTAAATGGTAGATGGTTTAGGCCTTTTAAGGACTGCAAAGGTCTAGAAGCTGATTTAGAGATTCTAGAGTGGGGTCAGTTTTCCCCTAAAAGCAAATCTAGAAAAGAGAAACTGTTATATTTACAAGAAAAATATAATCTGACGTATTCACAAATTAGATATAGGCTAGCAGATATTCGTAAGCATAAAAAACAAGGGCTTTTATTTCGTAAAAGACTTGTCCCAGATAATCTTTTGCCTATATTGTCACTGGACTATTCCCTTGGTTTATTTTGTGGATTTTATGCTGCTGAAGGAAGTGTAACTAGTAGACGAATCACATTTGCATTACATCGGGAAGAAAAAGAATATGTCGATACTTTACAAGATTTAGCAAAGAGACTATTTGGTCTCAAAATCTACACACATTCTACTAGTAAGAATGGTATTGAAGTTATACTGTATAGCTCTTTGGTAGCAAAACTAATAAAGTGGCTTGTACCCGGTTTAGCAAAAGAAGGTACAAAACGTCTAAATCCAGAAATTTTTGATGCTCCGAACGGATTTATCCTTGGTTTCCTGGAAGGTGTTATTAAAGGGGATGGATCTATTAGAGATAATGCAATTCGAATAGGGATGCATCCTTGTCCTCTACTGAGACAGATGCAACTTTTATTATCAAGGTTGCACATATTTGCTGCTCTTGGAAAAATAACTAAAACCCAAAAAGGGTATTTAGTCCAAGAGCTTAGAATACCAAAGACAAGTACTTACTTACTTAATCAGGTAATACCACTTAAGTTACTGAAAGTTGGAGAAATAACCAAACTGCCAGAGCGACAGTATGGATATACTGAAGTAGATGGTGGATTTGCAATTTCAATACATTCTATCTTTCAAGAACATTATGAAGGCATTGTTTATGACTTTCAGGTAGAGGAAGATGAAAGCTTTCTTAGTCCAGGTTTTACGCTTCACAACAGTAATGAAACTTATTTTCGTCCACATTGGTTTCCCAGAATGCTCATGAGGGCCAGAGAGAAAGGTATCTGGGGACGAGAAGAAGGAACTATTTCGCCTCTAGAAAAATTCTGGAAGAAAGAATTTACCTATGAATTAGAACAGAGACACTATCAAGATCGGCCATATCCAGTTTCCAGCTCGCCATTTGAAGACGTACCGCTCATTGGACCTATCTTAGCCAATACTCTTGGTAGAGTAATCAAACCTCCTGTGTATATGCACGAAGAAGATTGGAGAACGGAAGGCGGAGTAATAGCCCCATCTCCCAGATATGGACAACGTATTGCTACAGAAATAGGAGAACAACCAGGTCCTCCTCCTGTTACTCCATTTGGAATTAAGGGAACTATTGGAGAACAGGTATATCGAATGACAGAAATGGCAGGACTTTTTGGCTTTACTGCAACTTCTATTAAAGAAGCTCTAACTGGCACCCCTGACTTGTTTGACCAAGAAATGCAATTAGAGAGTGCGCGTAGAATTGCAGGATATGAAAGAGAGTATTGGGACCTAGAGATAGGTGGTGGCCTTGGTGCGACAGAAGCTTGGAGACGTTTCTTCCCCCACCGTCGTCGCCAAATTCCTTTATATAACCCAATTCCTAATATGGCCGCAGAATGGCTTCCAGGAGCTGGAGATAAGTCGCCTGACTTTAGAACAGGAGATCCTTGGGCCAAGGTCCCCGAAGGTGAGTTAAGGCTTCCAGGAGTCGGATATGAGGCACGTTATCCAGAGTTAGAGGGGATTGAACCAAGCAAATATCCATTAATTCATCGTTGGAAAATCCTAGCTGATGTAGCTCCATATAGTGAAAAGTATGGAAAACACCTATCTATGGTTAGAGCTGCTAGAAAGAGAAGAGACTGGACAGATTATGAAGAGAATCTCTTTCAACAGACCCTAGAACAGATAAAGGCTAAGAAACAGAGAAAGGAATTTAGAGAATACCAATATCTTTCCCCAACGGGGGGAATTAAAAGATCTAGCGAGGAATCAAGCAGTCTTCTTACCCAGCTCAATGAAATAAAGAAAGCTGGAGTAGAAGAACCAGGACTCTTTAAAAAGCTATTTGGAGGATACTGGGAACTGTTGTCTCACAATGCAGAGACAGCGTTGGATCAGATGACTCCTGTTTCTCCTGGTGCAAAGTTAGTTCATGAGAGAACAGCTATTGAAAGCTATGAAAGAGAGCAATTATATGGGACACAAAGTGCATTCTGGCAACATCCATACACTCACTTCGTTAGACCATCTGCTTATCTAACTGCTGCATCTCTTGGATTCAAAGGAGTTCCTGGACACATTCAAAGTAGGAGAGAATTAGAGGAGTATTTTGATGTTCTCAAATATGTCAAATACTCACGCCTAGCTAATATTGCCCGTCTGGCAGAAGATACAAAAGCTACAAAAGAATTTGAATCTAAGAAGGATGAAACTCTATTTGGGATCAATCCATATACGAGGAACTATAGTTCTATCTTTAGATCTCTCCCACGGCGGGAAAGAGATTACTTTAATGCTTTCGCAGAAGCTGAATCAGGAGAAGAAAGGGCTCGTATCCTTCAAATGGTCCCAGAGAACGAGAAAGCACTATACATAGCTAGATGGCAATTAGCCTTTGCAGATGACGTAAGAAGAGCAGAGAAAGCTAATTTATTAACGGAAGACCAGCTTAGTGAAGCAAGCGAATATGTAGAGCAGATATACTCTGAAGCTAAAGTAGAAGGATACCCTTCATCCAAGAAGGAAATGGGGGAGTTCATAGAAACCAGATTGTCTGACGAAAAGTATGGAGATTGGTATAGAAGGACAAAGATTCTACCAAATATACCTCTTCCAGGAATGGACTTTGTTGGTTGGCATCCATCTGTTGATCTCGAAGATTTAAAGCTCAAAGTAGTTCAAAGTCTTGGAGAGGACCAACATGATTATAATCTATGGCCTTCTCAAGCTCAAACTCTCATGAACAAGCCTTATATTAACGAAGAAGCTGTAGAAGAAGTATTAAACCCTCCAGACTTATCAGCAGATGAAATGAGAAGTAGAATAGATGAGTTACTTATGGCTAATCAAATGAAAGCATCTATCTTTACACGGACCACATGGGGAAATGGTGGTCTAGTAGTTAATATAGATCATCAGGAAGATTATGGCAGAGAAAAATAATAGTTTTCTATCAGCTGCTATTATAGGAGCACCTATAGCAGGAACTACTGCATATGCAGGATATAAGTTTGCTAAGTCCAGACCATTTACTGGTGTATCTGCTGTTGCTGAGAACCCTATAGCTATAGCTGCAAGACAAGCTGGAATCACAGCTGTTCCAGATCTTCCGATTCAAGGACATCTAGATTATATAAGGGGCCTCAGTACATCTCTGACACAAGAAAGAGTTCCTTCCGGGGAGATTCCTAAGCTCGTTCAAGGAGCATGGGACCAGGCAATAAGATTTGCTGATCCTATTACTGCCAAGAAGTTAGCCTCTGTAACTCAGAAGATGAGATCTGCCGGTGCAGATATAGAAGGATCTCTCCAAAAAGCTCTTCATGTTCATGGACAATCTTTTGGAGTTCAGAAGGTACTCAGACATTTTCAGAGTAATGTAGCTGCATCTACCAAACATTTTGGAATTGCAGGACAGGTGCCAGTCCTAACTCCATTTCAAAAGAGAAGATGGTCTGGGACTCTCCTGGGGACAGAAGCTCTTCCTCTGGGGACAGAAGCTCTCCCTTCTGAAATTAGAACCGTATATGACAATATAGCTAATGAGTTAGGTAAGACTGGAACAGTAATGGAGTATACACGTCCCGATTTCCCCGGACATAAAGTTCTCAAGTTCAACTGGGCTCAAGAGGGAGCTAGCTTAATGCTTCCTCTTACATCTGAAGGAGTTTTCTTAGAGGGTAAGACTCTTCGTACTAAGTACATTTCTCCTGCTATGGCTATCTGGGACCCAGAAGCACGTTCTCTGTCCACGATGACTAGACACGAATTTGTCATGCGTGAATTCGCTGAACAAATAGTTCCTGCAATGAAGAGTGGAAGACTCAGAGGAATGGATTTACAACAAGCTATTAGTTCTCTTCGTACAGAATGGCTTCATAAACTGGAAACTATGCCTAACCTTCCAGCTAACATCTATGATCCAGTTCTTGCAAGTTATCAGAAGACTCGTGGAGGAGCAGTTCAGGTTGTTATGAAACGAAGTGTAGCTCCCCAATTGGGGAAATTTGTTTACAAACCCGGACATGAACCTGCTGTAGGAGAAGAGCTTCTAGAAGCAATGAGAGTTGGTGGTCTACAACCAGGGACTTCTCCTGTAGATATAGCTAAAGGTATAGTCATGGGCCCAGAAGTCCAAATGAGAAGATGGCAGCCAACTCCAGGAGCAGCAGATGTAAGCAGACGTGTAGAGCAGAGCTTACGAGAATGGGGGTTAACTCCTGAAGCTGCTGAAGCAGCTAAGAAATATGCTTGGTCTGAGAAATTTATTCCGGGAGAACATAGAGCTGCATTCTATTCTAGACATCTTCCTACGGGGATGGAAAGAGAAGCTCATTGGACTAAAGAAGCTATGCCTCCTCACTTGAGGACAGCCTACATAAGCGAAAAGAAGTATGCCATGCAAATGGAGAGAATGGGAATCGGAGATGGAGCAGTTCTTGCAAGTAAGAATGTAACAGCAGCTCTAGGACAGCAGAGTACTGCATCTATTCATTTAGCTACAGCAAATATGGAAGCTCTCAAACAGCTTCAAGAAGGGAATAAATTAACTCCAGGAACCTTTTTAGGAATGACTACCAAGGGGGTTCCATATAATGTGCCAGATCCGCTTAAAGAAGAAATCTTGGGAGTAACTCCTTTTTGGGATAAGGGTAAGGGAGAGTTTGCCACACTCTCTGTCCGCAGAAGACATGAGATGACAGCATTTGAGAAGTTCTTTGGAGACCTAAGAGCTGGATTTCATTTTGTTCCTCAAGGGGCAATAGAAAGTGGATTGGCGACTATTCCAGAATGGAAAGACGAAGCAATAGAACGGGGTATTAGAATAGTTGCTGATATGGACACTCTCAAGAAAAACAGAGGGTTACATAACAAGCAAATGATGACTGCTCTAGAGAACTTCTTGAGTAAACAAATGAATCTCACTCCAGCTCAAGAAATGTTCTGGAAGCGTCCAGTTCACACTATGCGCTTATTCGAGAGAGCTGCAGGAGAGGGGCCACTGCGTCATGTTAATCTCATTACACAGCTAATGGCTATGACTAGATCTGCTGAACCTTCTCCAGCCGAATTTGGAAAGATATTTGGTGCTGTTCCAGAAGCTTTAGAAGGTAAAGAATATGAAACTCTCCTAAGAAGAACGAGACTTCCCAGTACTCTTGTTACAGGTATGGAAACAGGGATACCTATTGGTATGGCTCAACCATTCTATGGAAGGACAAAAGAGCTTCTAGGTTCAGGGAAGTTGGCTTCTATTGAACCCCGGGCATATGAAATGCTTGCAGGAGGAGGTTTTGGCCAACTAGGAGAAGAGCTTGCAAAGGACCTTCTTCTAACGGGGGCACAAACAAATCCTCAGCGCCTAGCAATACACCAATCTCTGATGCAATCTCTGAGGTCCTTTCAAACAGGAGAAGTCCCTACTGGCTTATCCTCATTCGATGTAAAGGGTATAGGCTACAGAAGAGCTGGATTCAAGGCCTGGATGGAAGGACTAGGTCCAGAGGGAGGAGCACTACGTTTAGGAGGAGAGTTTAAAGACATTTGGGTTCCAAGTGTGACTCATCTGGAGGGAATGCGACCATATAAGACTGCCGGTGGGAAGATAGTAGCTAGTGAACTAACTAATATATATGCGTCCTTAGCTCAAAAAGGTGCGGGGATGTATACAGATGTAGTAGGAACTTCTCCTGTAGCGATGAGGAATGAAATCAATACTGCTATATCTAAGCTGGTCAAACATGCTGCACCTGCTGGAAAGGGTATAGGAAGACTCCTAGGAGGTAAGGGAGACAAGCTTCTAGCTACCAGATTTCTAATGGCTGGAAAGCCAGGAGAAGCTCTTGGAGCTTCCTTACTAAGAGAATCAAATGTCATTGGAATCTCTGAAGAAATAGCTAAGCAACTAATAGAAGAAGGAAGAGAGCTGTACGGGACTCAGAAAGGCTTTGAAACAATGGCTGAGGAACTTCTTCAAGGAAAGCCTGTAGGAGGCCTTGGATGGCGTCACCCTATAGTCCACCCCCATTCGTTTCAACCAGCACGTCTACAGGTCATCCCTGGCCTCCACGAGCCTGTTGCACTGGTGTCTTCGATTCCAGTCAATGCCAGAATCCAAGGTTTATCAGATAAGGCTATCAAATTGGGCCTCATGGTAAACATGGCTGGAGACTATGATGCAGACCAAGTAGCTGTTAAGCTCGTATCTCCCGATTTAGAGCAAAAGATATTCAAACAGACCCAACAGACAGCTGATGAATATACTACCAGGTGGGTTCAAAATCAGGTTAGGACTCAGATATTTAAACCTAAGGGTCAGGGTGGTATGACCATTCTGAACATAGAAGAGAAAATGTTAGCTGATGTCGCTAAGTTAGGGACTGTTCAGGAATTCGTTCCACGTTTATCTACAGAGATTACTGCAGCGCGTCAAGCTGTTCTACAGCATCTCAAAGGCCAAGAACTGGCTAATGCTCAACAATTATTATATACACTCGAACAAGAACCAATAGCTGCAAAGCACTTGAGAGCTGAGCAGGTTCTTTCTGGAGGATTTAGAGAGCAACTAGGAGACTTAGCTCAATCCCTCAGAAATAGAGATATAGAACAAGGAATTGCTCCCATTGAGAGCCTCTTTCAGCGTGCTCCTCATGCTCAAAAGATGCTTCAAGGAGATTTAGTCCTAGAGAATTACAAGGAAATTGAAAAAGCTCTAGGTGGAGTAAAAGTAGGACGAACTATCCCAGGAATGGAACTAGGGGAGACATGGGGAAATGTAGTCAGAAGTCTCAAGCAAGCTGATATCAGCGGGGCATCAGAAGCAGCTAAGTTACTGAGAGGTCAAGCTACAGTAACCAAACAGAGACTTCCTAGCTTCTTTAAGGCAGTAGAAGGGTCTATGAGTAAATCTAGTGTAGCTTATAATACAATGAGGAATATCTTAGGAGGGTTTGGAGAGTCTATCATCAAACACCATAAGGCTATTGGATTTGGATTTGCAGGGTCTCTAGCAATAGCTACTGCACTTTCTAGCCCACCTTCTTCTATTGGTCCAGGGTCAGGTTTAAAAGCTAATATCAAAATGAATAACAAGAAGTCTAATTTGACTCCCGACGACATAATACATGCTCCAGAACATTCTCTTGGTCAACCAACCGCTCCTCCTATGTTGCACCAAAATAGCGCAAGGATAATGAGACCTTCTGTCCAAGTAGATGTCAGAACTGCTGGAAACTATGCCATGAATACATCTGATTTTTCTGAACGAATCAGAAGAATGACATCTGGTCGTTCCTCTGTTAATCTAAATATTCGTAGGGCACCAGGTAATCTAAATAACTATAAGGGGAATGAGATACTCAAGTGACAGATACAGGGACTCTAAAGCTGAATGATCTAACATTCACTGTCCCACCTGACCAGATACATATAGAGAGAAAGAGCTATAATAACTTTTGGCAAACTCTACGCACTCGTTCGTCTCAGAAGCTTCGATCTGGGTTCTCTGAGATTAGAGTTCATATAGTTATTTATCTAGTAGAAAAAGACCTTCCTAAACTAACTGATTTTGTTAGCCAAATTAGAGTTACTCCTTTTGTGTATGTAGATAACCAGTTTCTTAGGAATTCTATTCTCGGCGGAAATCAAGAAACCCAGATGGTTCTTGCTCTCCAGCAATTGGAAATCCAAAAAGTTGGAGATAGCACAGATATAATTCAATTATCCCTCAACACGGTTTGGTTCAACTATCAACCTTATATGAGACAGTGGCTATACAAGAGAGACCTACTTAGCCCAATTCCTGTTTTAGATCCTTCTGATAGTAGAGCATGGAGAACTCTCTATCTGGCTGAGCAAGCAAGGAAGTCTGGTAACAGAGAGCTATATATTCGCACTTATCAATTAGCTAATAAGACAGAGTTATCTCTAACTGAATTTGCTCTCTTTGACAGGAAGAGATATCAGAAGGTTGACGCAGATGTAAAGACTCTGAGAACCCTAATCAACCAATTAGAAGATATTGAAGGTGGTAGGTCAGAATGGTCTGGAGTAGCTCCAGATATGGCAGAGGAATTAGCTAAACAAGCAAAGAAACAGGGTATTCCCCTAAAGGCTGATGACTTTGGGTCAACTACATCTATGGGAGAAGATGTTAATACAGATTCAGTCTCTAAAGTTATAACTGGTCTTCTATCTGCGCGGGAGGAGGAATTAGCTGGATTAGATAGTCTCATGAACCAGAGTGAAGACTGGTCACCCATAGCAATACAGGATTCTACTGGTAAGCCTACTATAGTAGAAAGTAAACTAGGGATAGATACTCTTTTCAAAGAACCTGCAGAAGGAGTGCATACAGAGCCTGTCCAAGTTCTCATGAAGAGAACTGTTCCTCTGAATTTGGAAGATGCTGGATTCATTCCAGTAGGAATATCAATTTCATTTGATAATACTCTTGCCAGAATACCTCTCCTTGGTCATCCCTATCCTACATATCAACACATTGGGAGTATAGACGGGGTTGTATCAATCTCTTTGATGACAACTCATGAGAGTTCAATTAAATCTATTTCTAACTTCTATTCTATGTATGAGGATACGGCTAGAAAGTTTAGACGAGTCCCTGTTGGATTGAGAAACGTAAATGTTGTAAATAACTTAATAAACGCATGTGGACTGCAAGAGTTTATCCTTGAGAATATCTCTATAGATACAGTTAAGGGTCAACCAGGAACCTATTCTGCTGTTTTAACTCTAATAGATAATCCAGTTACTTCTTCCACACGCGAGCAATTAGTTCCTGGACAGTCCATTACTAGCAAAGGGGATGTGCATAGACTTTTATTTAAGAAGCTAATGAGCTATATCAAGTTTGATAAGAGTGCTGTTACAAACGAGAACGGAAGATTGAGTATAAAAACGCGAGCGTCGATAGAAGCAGATGTCCCCAGTTTTTTGAGTACAGACACTGAGTTTTCTAGACTTCGTTTTAATCAGAAAGCAGATGTTTATAAGGTCAACGGATTGCAAAGTAAACAGGATTATATGCTATGGAAGACCTGTATGTATCTTGCTAGCAAAATGGGTACTACTCTTTCTGAATTATGGAATGTACTCAATACTAATATAGGTATAACTGGGAATAAGTTCTCATCTGTTTTAGGAGGACTATTTAGCCTTTTTCTCTTAGATAACAAGGATGTAATAGGAGTAGATGTATTCCAAGATGATACATACAACGTCTTTGTTCAGAGCAAGGGGACACAAGATGATATTGCTTTTCTTCAAAAGAAGGGATCCAATGGAGAATCCGAACTCAGCTGGTCTGACAAGGCTTTTGCTGAGCTGGCAGAATATGGTCCTGGGGCTTTTGGTAATAGTGCTCTCTTAGGAGATAGTGGTCTTCTTGAAACTGCTAGACAGACTCCAGAAATTCTTGACCTCTATGTAGAAGCTACAGGACCAATAAGCGGAGATAGAGCTAAGGCTCTAGAGGAAATTAGGAGCACCTTTCGTAAGGAACATACTCCTCTTTTATATGACTTCCTGACAGCTGCATTTGCTGACTGGAATGACTGGATTAATAACTTTCTACTTCAGCTTCTTAGGTCTAGTCTAATCCAGCTCGACCAAATGAAAGACATAAGAGATGCTCTCAATAACTTTGGTGTATCTTCTGGTGGTAATGCCTATCCTGATTTTCCAATGGACGGGATATTAGATATCATAGAAGCTGAATATCCTACACTCAATGACTCACTTGTAGAGATGGCTGCTAAGCAGAATTTAGGTCTCAGGAATCTATCTGCTGCTGCTCTAATACAACCAGATTTCTATCTCTATAACCCCGCAGAAATAAAAGGGTCTATCGTAGATGGGTCCATCATTGAAGCTGCTAAGAACGCAATTCAGACATCACAGGGAGATGTGAGACTCAAAGCAACTAAGAGTTGGTTAGAAAGTGTCTACGAAGAAAAGATTCTTGGTCAGCAGAAAAAGAATCGAATTCGGGGGGATGTGGTAACTCGGACTTGGGGTACGGGTCTAATGCAAGCTGACCAGAAGCTCAAACAAGATGCACGACTGGAAAGAGAAGATACTAAGGCCTTAGAATTAGAACTTCAGAATCGGGCAGAGAAAGATAATGGATTGATTCAACCAAACGATTTTGATGGAGAGATAATCCCTTCTGCGGTTTACGCAAGACTTCAAACAGGATTAGGAGACCTTCTCCCCATTACAATTCCAGCTATTGAGCTGGCTAGAGATATCTACAATATTACTGGCGCCGGGAGAAAACAAGCTCAACCTCTTGCATCTCCATCTGCTGGAGCCTGTAAGCATAATATGTCTCTTGATTGTTTAAACCGTCAACCGGAGAGCTACTATCAACCTACAGAGCTTGTAAAGGCAAGTGAGATGCCAATCTGGGCTTGGCCTGTTGATGTTCCAAGACCTACTTCTAAGATTACTTCTCATTATAAAGAAATCAGAGGCGGTATTTCCAGCAAGCCTCATAGTGGGATTGATATTGCTCATTCTTTAGGCGCAGAAGAAACAAAGAAAATGCAGGTCAGAGCTGCAGCTGATGGAGAAATTGTATTCATTACCAAGGACTTCAAACAAAGTGAGCATACCTATAGAGAGGGAGACCCTTTATTCAAAAGGAATCCTAACGACAAGGTTGGAGACAAAATAGGAAATAAACCAATAGAAACAACTGTAGAAGTTCATATTAGGCACCCAAATGGATATTACACTGTCTACAAACATATGCAGTGGGAACCATATATTCAGAGACTGTCTCTTCTTTTTCACGGTGGAGAACTAGGGAATGAGTCTTTTGCTGGACAAAACCCTCTCCCTATTAGCCAAGGGGAGGTTATAGGATTAGTAGGGAATACAGGCTATTCTGCCGGTGCCCATCTTCATTTTGAAATTAGAAAGAATAATATCGAATATACAATGGATCCAGAATTGGCTCTTCAAGGCTTTGAGTTAAAATCTCTTGGCCCAGTCAATGATATAGATCCAGCTAATGAAAGTCTCCTGACTCGTAGTATCGACCAATTTGAAAAGGAGATGATAAATGATCAGGGGTATTCACTCATGCGTGCATATCCTACATTTAAGCTCTACTTTATCGAAAGTGATTTGGGGGAAAGAAAAAAGTATGCCTTTGATGACTTCTATTCATATAGTCAGGTAGTAGACATACAGGTCATTCAAAGTTCAAAGATTCCTGCCGATTTGGTAATGATTACTCTAACGAACATCTCAGGAGTCCTCTCAAATAGGAAGTTTAAAGGAGACGCTAATCAGGAGAGAGCTAGAGACCCTGGTGGAAAATTTGCTATAGAAGATCCTTTAAAAGAGAACAATATAGCCTCTCTCATGCTTCAACCTGGAACTCAAATGCAACTTCGTCTTGGTTTCAATAATAATCCTCAAGAGTTAGAGACAGTTATTAATGGGGTAATCACAGATGTTCAGTTCTCAGGTGCAGAAGATTTAGTTCAAATTACCTGTCAAAGCTTTGCAATCGAGCTAGCTCAAAATATCTACGGAGATGTAAAAGAGTTTGGTGGATGGTATACAAAATCTGGCAGGACATCTGATATTTTAGAGAATTTAATAGCTGCCCCAGAAGTAGCTCATTTTGGTCGATGGGAATTAGGGGAAGGGTCTCTTGGCGATACTTTCAGAAGTTTGCTTACCAGTAGATATACTTGGAGTAAACAACCACAGGATGACAATATCTTTGCTCCGACTGGAAATAGAGGACTCTTGGGATTGTTCGATGGTGGATCTGTTCCTTTCGTCATGTATAACACTACTATTTGGGATGTATTCCAGGAGATGACATATAGGCATCCTGGATGGATTAGTAGGCCTGTCCCATATGAAGGTGAATATGGACCTCGTATGACTATGTTCTTCGGGGTTCCAGACCAATTCTATTTTGCGCGGGATCCAACTACAGAAGAGAAGTCTGAAGCAGAACAACTAAAGGAACAGGTAGCAAATTCTAAAGATGAGACTGCTAAAGTAGCAGCAGAGGCAACAGACCCAAATAAAGAACCATCTGAAGCGACTAAAAATGCTGTTGCTGATGCACGAGGTGGATCTGCTGTAGCCATTTTAAGAGAGACAGATAGACGAGCTAAAATCTCTCAGGACCTTGTACGGGCAGAGAGTATAAATAAAGAACTTCTCAAGATCTGGACAGAGAGAAATGTGAGACTATATGCAAAAGACAGAGGGATTATTAAGCCCTTTAGGTCCTATCATTTAGCTAGTAGCACTTGTAACATTATCGATAATAGAATCTCTTCCACCTTTTGGAATACTTTTAATACAGTTACTCTTCAATATGACGACGATGGAGCAGAGGTTAATGAAGAAACTGGACAAATTGAATTCGATGATGCTCAGACATTTACTCTCATGTGTGATGCTGGAATTCCAGATGAAGAAAAGAGAGAAATCTTTGCCCAATATCCAAACTGTGTCGGTTGGGAGATGGCAAAGAGATATTGCACTGCATTATTAAAAGAGAGCCTCAAAGAAGGATATAGAGGTTCTCTTATCCTTATGGGTAATCCTAAGATTCGTCCATATGATATTGTCTATATCGCAGATGAGTATAACGACATGTGGGGCCCAGTTGAGGTAGAACAAGTTGTTCATAGATTTTCTCAACAACACGGATTTGTTACAGAAATTATTCCTGCTATGTGTATTCACGTCAATGAGATAGTTACCATGGCTACACAAGATGTTATGGGTCTCGTAGCTGAGGCTGCAATGAAAGGGATTAATATGCAGTCTCTTCCTGGAATTGGGGCTACTTTAATGGGAGGAGCAGGAGCTAGAATGGCTCTTGGTGAAGTAAGTAAGAATATAAAAGGAGATACATTAACAGCTGGATTAGTAACAGCTGCTAGTCACATGGGAGATGTTCTCTCAGTTGTAACTGCTCCTATAGGTGGAATGGGGCTTTCTACGCTTAGTATGGCAAGTTCTATGAGTGACTCTGTGGATAACTCTGTTGGGAATCCTATTAATACTCATGGTCTTCTTGGAACATTCATTTTCAGAAAGTTGACAAGTAGGTCTCAATTGGCTCACCTATTCCATTATTCTCCACTCGTTCTCCAAGGGAAACCTCTTATTGGAGGACTTCCAACTAAGAGAAATGACGGTAGTTGGATTCAAGGTATAGGAAGATGGTTTAAGGATGCCAATGAAAGCACTCCTCTATATCTGGATCATTTCTATGATACGATTGATCCAAATAATTGGTTCGCTCCACAAGGAAGCTGGTGGGCAAGTAATGTGGAGGGCAGGGTAAAATAATGGGTGGCGTAGCAAGAACTCCTGAACAGAAGCATTCTCAGTCAGTTAACACAAAAGCTGGAGAACCAGATCCTATCGGTCTACGAATTACTCATTGTTTAGTAGCAAAAGTTAACGATTACAACCAAGTACAAGTAAAACCTCTTGGTGGAGCTAAAGAAGAACTACTAGGAGGAGAAAATGCTTGGCACGCAGTAGTCCCAGAACTCAATGAGGTTTTTCGAAGATGGGGTCAATTGAGACCAGGAATGTTTTGTCGAGCATTTTGGACAGGGAAGGTTAGTGCCAGACATGTATACTATGTTGAAATCCTTGGAAAGGAAATGATTTTCTCTAAGAAACAAGCAGAAGAGAATGACATAGATCATAATCATTTTAAAATGCTGAGCGGTGGAGGGTGGCCAAGATGACTGATAATAAGAAGGATTATCAAATTTGGAAAGTAGACAGGAACAGCACAGCTGGAATTGTTATAACTCCATCTGCCGTAGCAATAGTTGGATCTCAAGATAACTTTGTATCTGTAGATGCTACTGGAACCACCATTGCTGGGGAGTCTATCCATAAACAGACTCTTGGCGAGAATGAGAGACAAGCAGGAATCTTTACTCATATTAATGACTTCTCTCAAATGATTCCAACTACTCTAGTTACCCCTGCTCCTCAGTTGGTTCCATATCCACCATTAGCTATGCTCACAACAGTATTAGACTCTCTTCCTGTCTTTATAGCAGCCTTAGGATAAAATGTGATTGGAGGTCCAGATAGATGGGAAATCTCGATACAGTAGACCTCGACTGGACGTGGGAAGATGACTATGTCGTAGGATATGACGGTGATATTGGTGATACTAGTGATGACCATTTACGTTCCCTGGAAAACGAGATTGCTACGATATCTAAAGCTTCTTTACTTGACTGGGAGAAAGACCCAACTCTTGGATGTCAGCTTTCTGATTATGTCGGAGAAGCTAATACCAGGGAGACGGGAAAGAGTATAGAAAATAGGGTTAAATATCAACTAATTGCAGCAGGTATTGTTAGGCCAGAGGAGATATCTGTTAGAGTAACTCCAATAGGTATATATAGGGTTATGATTATGATTCAGGTCCTTACACTTGCTACTGCTAATAATAGGTTAGTTCCAGGAGATAGCTTAACTGTAACCCTTGCTTTTGATACAATAGAACATAGTGTAATGGTACTTCCTAATCTGTTGCCAAGAGTTGCTACAGGAGATATTTACTAATGCCAGTCTTTGCTCTGTCTGAAGAAAGAATCCTTGGGGAAATTCTCTATGATGTAGTAAATAATACTAATATTACTAGGACATCTCCTGGTAGTAAGACGAGAGCTTTTGCTCAGGCTTTTTCAAAGAAGCTTGGAAAACTCTGGTCTCAATTCGATCAGAACTATGTCCAAGCTTTCTTGAACGGGGCAGAAGGAAGGTATCTGAGCTATATTGGCGCAATGATGGGTGTTCCTCAGTTAGGAGAAATCCCAGCTAGTGCTACCTCATCTCAGAAAGTTGTACAATTCTATGTAGACACAGGTTACTTTGGAGACATTAATGGAGGAAGCTCTATCCTCATTCCCGCTGGACAAATCATTTCTACAGGGACCAGTGGTACTGGTCTTCAGTTTAGAGTAACAAATGCTACATATCTCTTACTCGATTCTCGTGAAGCATATGTCTCAGTAGAAGCAATCAGAACTGGGACCACGAGCAATATTGGAGCAAACCAGCTTAGATATCATGACTTTACAGACTATGTAGACTCATTCAATGATTCTCTCAAAGTAAGAAACGTATCTGAAATATCTTCTGGACGAGGAATAGAATCAGCCGCAAACTATCGTTATCGCATAGCAAATCAAGTAGTCTCATCAGAACAAGCTAATCTTATTGCTGTGAGACTAGCTGCCTTAGTAGTCCCCGGTATATCAGATGTAATAATCATTCCTTATTTCAAGGGTATAGGATCGTTTGATGTCCTAGTAAAGGCCTCAACTCCTACTGTTTCTGATTCACTAATTGCTATGGTATCAGAAGCTGTTTCTAAAGTTGCTGCACAGGGGATTGTAACCAATGTTCGGGGACCAATAGAGACAGGGATGTCTCTCATAGGAACCTTAACCTTCAAGAGAGCTATATCTACTACAGATAAGAACAATATTATCAATGCAGTTACTCAAAATGTGATTGATTATATTAATAACCTTGATATCTCAGAGGACTTTATTGTCAATGAGGGAGTGGAGAGAGTCATGTCAACCTCAGACGAAATTAAAAATATTGGTGTTGCTAATCAACCATTTGATAAAATATACTTACATAAACCAAGTACTCTAGAGGACAATAAGGTAAGAGAGATACTATTGGGAGACTATGATCCAGATGAGGATGAGAAGCTACTCGTAGAGAATGTATATGCAGGAGCTACTCCTATTTTATTTCGCAGTGTGTAAATGAAGAAAAGCAATGCCACACGAGACTTAGTAAATATCTACCCCCCAGAAACGAGGGTAAGACACGAACAATCTGTAGGGTTCACCTTCTTAAATGCATTTGGGAAGACTCTCGAATATATGGATAGGAGCCTCATTAGAAGTAAGCATAACCAATATCTATTAACTGCTAACCTAAACGAGATAGACCTTCTCTACAAGGTAACACTTCCTACTACATTCTCCTTTACAGTAGATACATCTGATCCAGCTGTAGACCAGGAGATAGCTCCTACAGTAAGTGGCTATATAGACGGATCATGGCTCTCGGTTACTCAGGCAAGCCTAAATAGCTTGGAGGAGCTATGGTATAACTCTCTCCCTTCTAGAGTAACTCTAGGAGACTCTATAACTAACATAGATTATGAACTACTTAGCTTTACAGCATCTGGAGTTGGCATAGAAGGAGACTGGGAACATCATCTAGACGATGGAGGATGGCTTTGGGTTACTGCTAGCGGTGGATCTCAATACCTTAGAGTTGAAGATGCTAATCTATATAGGGGAAGGGTAACAGTAAGAGGAACAACTAAACGAGGGCAGGAAGATGCTGAGACTCTCGTTTTCCCATGGGATATGACCCAGCACACTGAAAAAGAATGGAAGACAATAGAGAAGATAGAAGCACATGATATAGAAGATGATGTAATCCTTACAGTCAAATCTGCTAACTTTAATGCAACAGATAGAATAGACTTTTGGAATACAGCCTATTCTGATATGCGCAGAAAGATAGACGAGTTCTGGGGATTAGGGTGGGCCTCTGAAGGCTCTTCGTTAGAACGTATTAGATATATTACGGACGAATGGGAACAGCTCATTCTTGGAATGACAGATAAATATGTAGAAGAAGCTTGGGAGCTATTGGACTCAAATTATAATCCTGTCTCCCTTGTAGATATGGTAATTCAACCATTTACTAGTAGAGCCTGGGCTATTTCAAGCAGCGGACAACTATATTGTTATGAAGCTGAAGCCGATATGGTAAGTGGTATCTCTTTCCTTAGAGATAGAACTCCTGGGTCCTATGTCAGAATAGACATAGAACCTCGATGGGTCCTCTATGGAGAGGATATAGTCTTTCTTCCTTGGCATGCAAGAGCACTCCAGGAAATCAATAGATATCGTGTTTGGTATCAAACTCCAGGAGGAGTTAAGTATGGGTTATTGAATGGGTCTCCTGTAGCTTGGAGTTCAGACTTTTGGGTAACAGGAGGAGAATTAGGAAGAGAAATAGAAGGCGAGATAACTATCTCTGCTGGCGAGCGAGGAGAATATCTACTAGCTCTAGAAGTAGACTTAGATGATGGAACAACTCATAAAGATCGCGTAATAGTCTCAGTCAACTATAAGCTTCCAGTTTGTTCTATAGACATCAGTGATATTATATCTAATCCCATTTTAGGAATGGACTTTGACTCAAATCAGAAGCTATGGATCAAGACATCTGATACTTTCTATCAGCTCGATTTTCATACAGACCAAATGCTCGTTGACTATAAGAACAAAATAATTTACTTTAAGGAACCATACACTCAGGTAAGTATAAACAATGACTAACGTTCTTCTCGTACCAGAGGCTCATGCTGTTTATAACGAATTTGATAAGCAGGGTCTTCTTCTTGGTCTCAAAAGATTAGAGGAAGAAAGAAATCCCGAGTATAAACAAAGACTTCTAGACATATTTATTAATAGAGCTGGGTCATCTTATCATGGACTCATTAATGGTATTACTAGAGAGTTAGGTCTATCCATCTCGAACACAATGACTGTTGAACCGGTTCTTTCAGGATCCGGAGTTCCAGTTCTCACCTTCCCGGCTATTACCTTTGAAGAAACAAAGTGTACTCTCTATAGTGACTATGGGGAAGGAATAGTCCTCTTAGAATTAGATAGATATGATTTAGATGGAGGAGCTTGGACTATCGAAGAGCTAGTAGACCAGATTAATGGAACTAGTTACTTTACAGCTACTCTGTTTTCCGGAGTTAATGAGCAAGACAGGTCGATGACAATCTTTAATCAAACCTCCGTCCCACTAATAACCTCAGAAGATATTAGTGGTAGAGGGGCTCTAGTTAAGTTAGAGAATGAGAATCTTGTCGCAGGAACTGTTTCTGTTAGTTCTACAAGCCTAAGCGAAAGAGTCTACATAGAAACCGACTTGAGACATAGTGGACAATACTATGTGAACCTCGAAGATGGTATTATCCTCACGACTTCTGTCCCTGATTCTGGATCGGTTGTGCGCTACCAATATAGAAACGATGAGTTTATTGTTAGAGCGAGTCCAGTAATCATACACAACTTACAATCAGATGACTTCAAGAGAAAGTTGTTTAGAATCACTACAGAAGAAGAACTTGGACTTCCTACAGAACTAGGAGCTTTTGTAGTTAACGAATTATTGTCAGTTTTTCCAAGTACTTATGGACCATAAATGACTATTGTTGATACAGATACTCTACTACATGTAATCGAATTTGTATCTGATAGGACCATTGGAGTAGACTCTCCTTGGGCTACTAAAGAACATCCAGGGTCTAATAAGTTAGTAGAAGGATGGAAATGGGATATTCGAACGTGGCCAACAACGAGAGAAATAGAAGGTTCAGCATATATCTCTTCTCTCTGGGATCCATCTGTATCGGGGTTAGAAGAAGACTATTGGCAATCTGGATATGGAGATGGAGATGATCTTCTTCTTCAGAACATAGAAAGATATAGTCTTGATAATACTGAGTTATGGGTCCCTCGTCTAACTCATGGACATTACTACATCTTTGACAAGGAGTGGTATTTTCATAGTGACGATTATCAAACTGAATTATTTCGAGCCCAGAATGTTGTTAGTGGTATGCAATATTTGGACTTATCTTATCTTCCGAAAACAGGGATACCGTTACATATTAGAAGATATAGATTTGACTCTTCTACTGGAAGACATCTCATAGACCAAGATTTTGCCAAGAAAGTAGAATTTACTACATCTGGAATTGAGCCAGAATTTATAATAGATACAGACTATTCTCCCTATAGGCTCTGGTTGAGTAGTAACTTCTCCAGGACTATAGGTGTTCCAATAACTGTTACTGGCACTCCTGAGGGAATAGAACAAATCTCTGGCCTAGAAATAGTGGGAATCAGTGATGGAGGAAAGAATCAAGGATTTAGAATAAAATACTCTCCTGTTGATACTTGGGAAACACATGAGGTCTGGTCTTGGTTAGACCCTGCTGTTCCTACTCAATGGGATATTATTAGTGGTTATGAGGACTTCTCTCTAACTGGTTACGAAGTAAAGATAGACTCAGATTATGGCCTTCTTGAGTTCGGGAATTATGATCCAACTGATTTTAGTGGGTCAGGGATAGTCCCTTCCATAGGTTCTAGAATAGGAATTCATTACACTACGGTTCCAGCTGTTCAATATGAACCAAACTTTGGAAGAGACTATATTCTTGGCTCTACAGCTGATGTTCATCCATTACATAATCACAGTCATAGAGGCTTTATCCTTCTCTCCACAGATATAGAAGAACCTGCTTCTGTTACCCTAGATACTGACTTGTCTCTATCCGGAGATTACTATCTCATCTATCTTGGCAACAATATTGGCACTTTTACAGCTACAGTCAGGAATAGTGGAGGGACTGTTCTAGAGGGAACAGATGTTGTCTTTGAGGTGATTGCTCCAGCAGTTGGAACATTTGGAGGTAGCCAAACTGAAATAACTGCTCAGACAGACCCAGATGGTGAAGCAATAGTTATCTACAACCCTCCTACTTTAGTAGATGATATAGCTTTCTATACAGACACTGTTTCAGTAGATGGAGGAGACACAGAAGTTATTGTCAGCGGGATTGAGTTAGCTACAGTGGTAAGTGGTATTTGTCTCTATAAGGTCCATAGTGATGATCCTACTCTAGGTGTTCCGGCAGACGAAGTCAGTGGTTACTATCAAGCCTGGATTGACGGAGAAGATATAACTACTGGAGGGACTGCAGATGTAGACTGGGAACAAACTCATAGATTATTAGGAGAATTAGGCAGAATAGCTTCATATGAGCTTGGAGACTTAACTACTGGCAAGAAGACAATTATTCTTACTTCTGATAGAGATGATGTTATCAATCCACTGACGGGGGAGAGAGACTCTGGTCCAGCGCCATATCCATTTGTTCCTCTATATCCTTCTCTAATCTCTACAGATACTGCTAGTGGTCTATCTGCAGGAACAGTAACTTACACAGGGACTGTTTTACCTATTCCTCCCGCTAGCAATACTAAGTCCTATATGCTAGTAGGGAATGCTCTAGCTAGTATTAGAGCTTCTGCGCAAAACCCTAGAACTGGAAGAAGAGTCTATTCTAATACTGTAGATATGATGGTAGCTCTTCCAGATACGGTAGATGGAACCTATTATGCTGATGTTCTCAATGATATTCCCAGTGGTCTACTCTTGAAACCCCGGAACTTAAATGATTTTTCGGACGATCAGATCGATGCAACCTCTGGAGTAGCTGATAATTATGAGACTTATCTCAAGGAACGTATTGTTAGGAAGTATGTTCCTCACTGGATAGAAGCTTCTATGTTTCATGATGAGTTACCAGGAGTAGTTAGCCATTGTTCTTTGGTAGCAGATTTGTATATAGGAAGTCTTAGTGGAAGCCCAATCTACACACGTCGATGGAACTATATAGATAGTAACGACAGAATTACAGTCTCTGGGTTCCTTCCTGAAAGCTCAATAGATGAAATTGATTACACTCAACCTCTGATTTTAAAAGTAAGAGCAGCAGGCGCAGATGGAGTTGGCTGGGCAGAAGATGGCGCGCTCGTAGGATGGATTAGACTTATTATTGGCCAATCTGCAGATGGGAAGCTAGCAGAGCAAGCACTATATCCTATATCTACAACTACCTTAGGTTCTTGGACTGGGAGTCCACATCTCACAGACCCCCATTTAGACGTAGATGATCAAGATAATTCAGATTATATGCAAGCACAAAATACAGATGCTTGTGTGTTTGAATTAGCTTCTGGGATTAATCCTACAGAGACCTATCTAAACTGGTATAGAAGAACTAGAGTAGGAGATGTAGAGGGACATGATGAGGCAGGATACAGTCTCATTCATAGTTGGGTAACAGGGGCTCTTCCAGCCGATATCCCACTTGGATTTAGATTGAGAGATAGTAATATAACTATGGCGTCAGTACTTGATTCTGTGACGTACTTGGACCCAAATAATGATGACACTACTTCGGGATATTATGGAGTTTAGCAGGTGAGCAAATTGCAAATAACAAAAGAAAAACTCAAACATCTTTATTTAGACAAAAAATCTAATAAGATGCCTAATTTTAGGAGATTTTAAATGGATAAAATGCGGAAAGTACTTCCTCTCAGGATTACTCATGGAGACGGGGAGAGACCCACAGCTGCTAAGCTAAATGCAATTACAGAGCAAGCTCGTAATGGCACTAACATTCTTGAGAAGGCCATTGGAGACCCTTGGAATCAGTCTGGGGATGCTATCCTATCTACAAACTATCCTCTACAACTCTCAAACTTGGCTAGAATGATAGGACAAGCTAGTTATCTAATTCCTAATCTATATCCACCAACTGAAGCCTTTGTTTACAATGATGCTGTTGGAGATAGGTTTGATACTGAAACAGATGGATATCTTCTCTTTCCCCCTGACACTGGAGGAACCGTTACTGTTACTACTGGAGGAACAGGTTTCTCAGGAGATAGAAAGACCAGTGAGTTTGATGCTGTAAGTGGTGGAAACTATTATATAGATGACTCTACAGGCAGGTTCCACTCTGCAGCTGCAATGGATGGGACAGAAGTCCTTGCATATACTGTAGATACAGTAAATGAATGGGATTTGGGCCAGGAAGTAGTTCCTTCTGTTATCCCGGATCCTAGACAGACTACATATATAAACCTAAGAATTGAGAAAGATGGAACAACTTATTATGCAATCCTTCCTCCTAGATGTCCAATTGATTTAGATAGCGAGCCAGATAAACCAGCTAATTATCCATTAGCTACTTATCATGCTGCGAATATAGCTACAGCAATTGGAGGGGATAACTATCTTTGGCAGAGTGGAGTAGCTACTTCTGCTCTAGATGATGCCTACTATCGCTATTCTCTTCCTAAGGAAATCCAAGACGTGTGGAGTACTATGTCTACTGGAGATGAATTACCTCCTGGGTTCCTCTATCTATGGAGTACGGCAGAAGATACTATTATTGAAGGGGTATCTTTCTATAAACCAGATCCTGGTTATGCTCATGCAGATTATGCTCTAGAGATATCTTCTAGTAGCTTTGACTTTGATGCCCTAGATACAGATACAGAGGTTAAGGCTAACTATGAAAGCTCTGATTTAGTTCTTATTTGTTGTGGCTCTCCAATTACTAGGTCTCTCTGGCAAGTTAGAGCTGCAATGTTTAAACATCAGCACAATAAAGGGACTACCTTAGACTCAACCATTAGTCATAATGACCTAACTAATAGGAATCCTCCTGATACTAACTATGTTAGTCATACAGCTAGATATCCAGACTATCTACCCGTTTGGCCTCCTTCAAGATGGGCGGATGATATTCATACCTCTCTTCTGAGCCGTGGTGGAAGTTCTACTTCTGCGGCAACAAAGAGGGATGTCTATAACAATGCAATGCTTGGTCATCTTCTATTAGCCAATGCAGATACAAGTGGAGCAGATAGTTACTTAGATGCAACTTGTACTGATGATAGTTTTAAAATCTATTTTGGAGATATTACAGGAGCCAGCATTTATTACAGTAATGCTACTGGGGTAGTAATTACCGAGCTTTCTGGAGCTACTTGGCCTACTCTTACAGCAAATAGTACAAGTGATTATGGCATATATGGAACTACCGCCGCTGCTACAAAATATGGAGTCTATGGATACTCTACTGTAGGAGGAGGAGTTGCTGGAATCGCAACTGCTGCTGGGAAGTATGGAGTCTATGCTAGCGCTGCCTTGAGTTCAGGAATATATACAACAGGTCTACAGTATGGTATTCATGCAATTTCTACTGCTGATATAGCTGTTTTTGCTCAGGGGGTATCCCTTGGAGGCGACTTTTCTGCCAGTGGGGGAATTGGAGTACGAGCTACTGGTACATCCTTTGGAGTTGAAGGTATCAGCGTGAATAGTTATGCAGTATATGGTCATTCTAGTACTAGTTATGGAGGATACTTTACAGGTCATGCTTCTGGTGCAGCTAGTGGAAGGGCTGCACTACATATTCATCCACAGGCTGCTGCTCCTACTACTTCTCCAGCAGAAGGAGACATCTACATGAATGGAACAGACCACAAACTTTATTACTATAATGGTACAGCTTGGAAAGAGATAACAGTTGTAGCCTAAGATGCCAATTCAAGTATCTAGTCTCTCACATTCTTTTGAAATTAGTTCAGTAGAGAAGACTATTGATACAGATTGTTTTCTAAATATTACTAAGAGAAGAGGTATCCCACTTTTTAGAGAAAGTGTATCTTCAAGTAAAGCTAATATTGCTTATGTCGCTGGAACAGCTGTAGAAGTAGCTAACAATTTATCTATCTCAGATAGGTCTACATCTCTCTTTCCAAATAGAGAATTTGAACCTGAATATAGAACTATTTCTTCGGACAATAATTTTGAGATACATACACTTAATTTTTTAGTTACAGATGTATTCACTGATAGTCTCTCCACGCGCGAAGGAACTCCTTTATTCTTCAAGCATGTAATCAGCACTGATAGAGTTCAACGAGTTAGTGATATAGACCTTACCACTGCTAGTGGAGTGTCTCTCCTATCTATTTCTATCTTGGACGAATATCAACAGCAGACAGAAGTGTTTGAAACCAGTATTGATTATGCAAAGGGAATAGTCTATTCAAACCTGGAGAATAGTTTCGTATCTTCTACAGACTATATAGTCTACTTCATTAGATATACCGTTAGAATAGACGGAGTTATCTATACATATACAGACCTATTGTCCAGCGAACCTATATATGGGATTGCATCTTATGAAGACTTAGACGAAGACCTAGAGATTATCCAGGACGGGAGAAAAGTTTATCTTATTAATGAGTTAGAGAATACGTATGAAATCTATCTACCTGGGATAGGAGACTATGCTTACAAGACTAGGAATTCTGCTAGATTGAGGATTCTTTCTCCAGCAGGGAGTGATACAGCTGATCCTTGGTATATAAAGGTCTCAAATGGTTCATTCTTCGCTACTCTAAGTGATGGGAATCTCTATAAGTATCACATAGCAGAGTTTCTAACCCAGAGCTGGTCTCCTCTCTATCCATATAAACAATCAACTGAAACACCGAATGTCCTATCGTCTTCTCTTCTAAAGCTAGACCATGACTTAGTTCATGAAGACGAAGTAGAAGACCTCTGGTTGACCATTCTCATAGATGATGAAGATGGAGATGCTCTAGCTGCATATACGACAGATTTGAGCTTGGAAGGAGAAATAGCTTCTAATGGAGCTACCTATGAAATCTGGAGTGAGACCAGTCAAGTAGGAATTCGGTCCGTAGATTATAGACAAGGATTTGTTCTAATCGATGGATTAACTCTTAGTGAGGACTATGAGATAACTGCTTCATATAACTATGAAGAAACAGCATATGAGTTTACCCTAGCTAACTTTAACCCGATTCAAAATAGAAGCATCCAAACTACTCCAGTAGTCTTCTTTATCTATCCAGACACCATTTTAACAACTAGGACACAGACTCTCTACTACTTGAAATTGAATGAGTATGGGAAGGTCACAGAGAGCAATTGGACAAGCTTTGACAATACTACCCAGACTATAGGAGGGAAAACTCTTTACTTTGAAGCAAAACCTACTTGGTTAGATGACTCAAGCTATGAGGTTTTTATTGACGAATATTCCACCGAGGGAGATGGTATCTTCTTAGTCCTAGGAACAGTAAGTATAGGGGAAGCTCAAGGCATTGACAGCTTAACTATTATTGATTCTAGGAGAAGAGGAGGAGGAATCAATGTTAACTTCCTTGGAGAAGCTCAAGATATTCAGGAAGATGTAGGATGGTTCTGGGATTTATCCAACTACGACGGCACCCCATATCCTGGTAATGCTTCATACTTAATAGAAGTACCGGTAACAGTTCTAGAAGAAGCTGGTGGAACCTTTACTATGGGACAAGTAAGGAGTGTAGTAGAAAGACATACAGCATTAGGAGTCTATCCAGTAGTTAGGGCTTATGGTATCGAAATAGATATCACTAATCTTTCTTTTAGCACGGGGGCAATAACTCTTTACTGGACTGGATACGGAAATATAGATGATATAGTTTATCAAGTCTATACCTCAACTCAGAATACAGGAGCTTGGTCTCTAGCTAACCTTACTCCAATTGTTCATATAGATAATGGGAACTCCTGTCAAATCACTGGATTAACTCCGAATGTCATCTACTATATCTCTGTTATCGGTGGTAAAATGGATGGAGATACATTTCAACCTCTAGTAACTCAAGCGATAGGACCCTTAGAGATTGGAGCTAGAGGAGTAGAAGCAGAGACTGTACGAAGGATCAAAGCAAAAATATTTCTTCCATCTATTAGTATGCAAGACTCTGGAATTACTAATGTTTTTGCAGTTGTATAGGAGAATAAATGGCAGTTAATATAACATGGAAGGTCAGTGCTGTAGCTATAACTAGTATTGATCACGGAACTGCAGGAGCAGGAAGTACCACTACAGTTCAAACTATCTCTATTGAGCATGATGGGGACTACCAACTTTCTAACTGTAGGCTATTTCTTTCTGCTGTAGATTCTGGATATACAGGTGACTCTACTGCTGCTCTAGACCTCATAGAGCTTCTCTCCTGGGGAGATGGGGAAACCGCAGGAGCTTTTGGTGGTTTCCAGGTTAATATGGATGCAGCAGGAAGCTTTCCATCCGGGAAGTGGCCTACTGTTAGCTCTAAGTATGATAATGACTATAGCGTCTTTTGTACTAGTAGGGGCGATAGTTCAGCTAATGGAGTTCTCTTGAGTTCAAGTATGAACTCTACTCCTTCAATGCCAGCAGATGGTGTCATTCCAGCTGATTGTACTACTTGGCCTAGCTTTAAATGTAGGGTTAGTGTTCCCTCAGATGAAGGAGTTCTCGGTGAACGGCAATTCAAGAGTAAGCTCACTTATGTCTATACCTCTTAATGGGTGGATCAAGCACTTTGACGATGGAACAGTTGAAGAAGGGTTCGATCACTTAGTTAGTTCTGGTAAAGCTACTTGGCAGGGCGGTAGATTAACCAATATGAATGGAGTGTCTCTTAGTCATCAAGGGAAGAGTCTCTCTATTTTAGGAGATGGAACCTATTGGCAATCAGACACTTGGGAAGTACCTTTATTTACATCTGCAGGACATTTTACTAAGAGGAGAATAGAGAAAGAGATTCTCTCACGGGACAACTATCTCATCGCGTTTGAAACAGAGGACGAAACAGTTTTGAGTCTCCTATATGATCTTGATCTTGGTTATGAAGAGTTTTGTGTCTATGAGTTTACTACAGCTGATCTATGGAAATGGCTTTGTCTAGAATTAGATGTCCAGACTGGGAGAATATCTTGGTATATTAGTGAGGAACGTATCTAATGGCAGAATACCTAGATAAGTTCAATGGACTCATTGGAAAGCGACAAGCCGATCAGATTATTAAGCTCCTCAATAGAAAGAAGAATGCTGGCCAAATACGTACTGTAGATGAGTTTACACAGAGGTTAGAAGGACTCATTAGAGAACTGACTAGTACTATTCTACAACCTACACTACAAGTCTTTCCTGTAGGTCCAGGTGAGACTATTAGTTCTGAGAAGCATAATTATATGCTAGACCGAGTAGAAGACGATCTCTCGGCAGCTTTCGAAGAAGCCAACAAGATTGATGAAGTCCAAAAAGCTCATGAAGCTATTGTTAGAGATGTAATCCTCAAGAATCTTCGAGCAGGAGTAGCAGAGCTTGAGAGCAAGATATCTCTCTATGAGACTCTTGGTAGTAACACCTATGGGTTTGGGTCTTCAGTGTTCACGACATTTCGCGAAAGCAGGTTAGAAAGAACTCCCAGAAAGAAGGAGAATCAAACTCTTTTCCTGGACCCGAGGTCAAAAGAAACTATCGATTCGAGCTACGATGCCTACATAGACCTAACTGGGGAGAGATTACTGCTTGCTACAGAGAGTCAGGAGACCTATTCTATATCTGCCATTAGACAAATATTTGACGCAGATACACCACAGAGTGAAGCTATCTTTGAGAGCCCAACACTTAAGCTTCAGAATGTTATTGACAGAATCAAAGGAACCTACTGGATTCAATCAGTATATTTTACCAATACCCAGAAGAGCATCAATATAAAGCTAGAGTTGGACCTAGGAATAAAGAGAGAGATTAACTGGATTCAGATTGAACCAGTCCTTAAACAAGGGCTTTATTTAGAGAGCATTTATTTCCTTGATAGTGATGGAATAACAAAGATTCTTTCAGAACCAGATATTTATTTTGAGGGGTCGATAGGTGTTCAGACAAGGAAAATCCTTACTAGAAAAATTACTCTCGTCTTTAGAAACGAGAATGGAAGACTCGAAAGCTTACAACATCTTCAGAATGACACATTGTTTAACCAGCTAATGAGAGTAGAAGATAAGCTTCCTTCTAGGAATGAAGGAATGATGAAGCTATCTGGAATCTCAGACAATCTCTCAGATATTATCTCCTCCAAGAAAGGTAAGGATTTAGCTAAAATCTCTAAGGAAGAAGCTCAAGTCTACACAGGATATGCTTTTACTACTGGTTTCGACAATATTAATATAGGGTTAGCTAGATATAGAGATACTGGAGTATATGTATCTACTCCTCTCAGACTAGAAGGAAAGAGCAATCTAGGTCTCAAGACACTAGAGAGTAGACCAGTCATTAGTTCTCTCTCAGGAGAGATAGAGTATACAAGCACTACATACGATGGAGATGATGACGATATTTATCTAGGGAGTATTGAATATTGGATAGTAAAGAGAGATTATAACGCAGATGGTATTCTAGTTAGAACTATCAGGTTTAGCATTCTTCCTCTTGCAACCACTAGAATTCACCATGAGAGACTATTTCTCACAGAGAAGAGTACAACATCTGCAGCAATAAATGACGTAGGACAGACAATGTTCTACACAGTTTGTGACTATGGCGGCGAAGGAGATGGAGATGTAATTGTCTACAGAAATGGAATTGAAATCGATAACTTAGATGGGAATGTAACTTCTACTATAGGGTGGAGACAAGCTTCTCCTATTACTACCACTGCACTGAAAACTCCTAACAATAATAATCCAATGACATTTAAAATACAAATTGTTGGAGCATCCGAATCCGATATCTTTACTGTTAGTTATACACCTATGGCGTCTAGCACATCAGTGAGACCAGATCCTCCATATGGGGCTTTTACGTCAGTTGGAGGTCTTCAAGTAGTTGACCTCACAGGAGATTTATCTATCAGGCGGAATGAAAATCATGTTATTGTAATGGAAGAGGACCAAGAGAATGACATTGTTTCATACTCTGAGTGCTATCTCCTCATAATTCTTAGAAGAAATAGTGCATACTTGAACTTGTCTCCTGCTGTGGAAGAATATACTCTCATGGGTGGGTCTAAGAAGATAGGGAAGTTTGAAGAATAATGTCAGGAAATAGATTTCTGCAGGACGATGACAGTTCTCTCCTAAAGGGAAAATTAGAGAAGATAGCAAAGGATCTTCAGGTATCGATTTCTTCTTCTGGGTTTCAGACCCAAGAGGCCTATCTATCAGAAGTTATTAGGGTTCTAAATAGTTTCTATAGAACTCTAACATCTCCACAGTTAAAAGTAGAAGATGTAGCTCAAGACCAACTACCTAATATAATCTGGTATCAACAATTATGGTCTCAGTTATTAGATGACCTAACTGTTATCTTTACAGAAATAGAGAATATAGAGAGCTTAACTGTTAGCAATTTCAATTACATTGCTACAGAGGCAAATAGGCTTACATCCCGTCTCAAAGCGGTCTCCTCAAAACTGGGAGACTATATTCTCTACTCTACTTCTCCGACAAAAGACGTAGCCTTCTTTAAGGATAGCTTCAACGACTTATCCAAGATAGATATTGGAAGTAGCTTACTCAATTCTAGTCAATGCTCTGTTCATCAATCAGAAGGTATTCTCACCCTTCCTATAGATAATCAAGAGAATCCGGCAGTAAGAGTATCTGAGGTTCCAATAATTGACCCTCTTTCTAACGGTACCCCGGGAAATAATCATCAACTAGGGGCTGCATATAATGGAGTCCTTTCAGTTATCTTGGATAACAATCCAGATACTTGGTATGAATATGAAGACGTAGTCAGCTCAACCATAGATGAACCCCTAAGGTTACAACTAACTATCAATCTAGGTAGAGAAGAAGTAGTCAACAATATTAGGATTAGCCCCAATAACTTTGGGACAAAGACAGTCATTCAAGTAATATCTATTGATACGTCAATAGATGGTCAAGTCTATACATCTATCAAAGATGATATAACTACTCCAGATTTTATTGAAGGAGAGGGTGATCCATTTACCCTCGCTCCTGCTACATCTAAGTTTGCAGGACAAGGAATATATACCTTTACTCCACGAAAGATGAGATACGCTAGGATTCATCTAGAGCAAAGTGAGCCCTATGTTATTCAAACTACAACAGGAGATAAGCTAAGATATGCTATTGGCCTCAGAGACATTATCTTCAACAAATACAAGTACTTTACTGCTGGAGAGATAATAAGCAATCCTTTTGACTCTTTGCTAGAGATAAGAAAAGTTCTTCTTCAAGTTAATCAACTTCCCTCCTCTCTTTCAGAATTAGTAAAGATTACTTATTTTATCTCTCCTGATAATGGGGGTTCTTGGCATCAAATTCAACCAAAGGAGTTAGAGGGAACAGCAGGAGTGCTGGGAATACCAGAGGTTCTAAACTTTAATTCTACAGATCGAAATAGCTTAAGCACTATAGGACCTGTAACTTCTCTACGTCTCAAAATAAAGTTAGAGAGAGAAGATATAGCTTTTGATTCAGGATCATCTACGCTTAGAAAGAAAGTTTCAACTCGCGCAGAAAGCCACACTATCCCCGTATCTGCTCCATTCCAGTTCGTCTTAGAGAAACCCCCTGTAGATGAATCTATTTCAATAATCGATCCGTTCTTTGGGAGTAGAGGATTAGAGAAATCTCCCTATTATCTTGGACATACTAGTGATAACTTGAATATGAGGACATATAGGCTCCCATTCAAGTCCTGGCCAAGACCAGTCAAGAAAGTCCAATCAGGAGGAGTTTGGCATATAGAACCTGTCCCCGCTAGTGAGTGGCTCAATATAGAAGTAGGAGGAGAAGAGTGGAGTCATGCGACTCAAGCCCTTTCGTTATACGGCACAAGCGATCGAGTATTCCTCTTTGACCACGATGCCGGAGAAATTAGATTTGGTAATGGGACAAATGGTACACTTCCTGGTAGTAATGAACCAATTGCTGTATGGCTAGATGCAGAACAGTTATTTCCTTCTGCTACAGAAGATGCACATATAGCTCAGCTAGAATTCCCAACTAGTAGTAGTAAACACGACATAAAGATTAAGAGATATGGAAAGATTGCTCAGATAACTGAAACTATACCCAGAAAAGCTACAGTTATTCATTTGGCTAATAAGTATATTCAGTCAATCGTTCAAGTAGATCCGGATACCACTTTTACAGATGGAAATCAGCAAGATTTTGTTAACGGACGCGAAGAACTAACTCTTGATGGACATTGGTCTATCGATACCGAAGAAGGGATTATCTACTCATACAGTCCTACATCTAATAGTTCTGATATTACAATAACCTATACATATCAGCCTATTGCAGAACTTACTGAGGATGATTGGGAATGGGCCTCTTCTTCTCTGTTACGAGATAGTATTCTTATTCGGGAAAGCGGATGGAGAACTCTTTCTGTTCTTAACGAAGACATAACTCTTGAAACGAACAGTACAATTGTAGATTTAGAACATTTAGGGATAGTTAGAGGTACAGTTCTTCTTGCTCTTATTGGAGCAACTACAGCTACTAATCCTTTCATTAAAGAGGTCCCATATATAGACGGGAAAGAAGAACTTGGCTTAGTAGCTCTACAGACCACTCAGCAATTAGCTAGTCATACAGGCAGTGGTATAGAAGGATATTCTCTGGAAGAGGATATAACCACTAGTACCTCTTACGCAGTAGCTTTCTCAGAAAGTACTGTTTTCTCAGACCTGAAGACTAGTTATGGCAGTCTGGTTAACAATGGAGACTATTATACCGATAGAACAAATGGAATTGTTTACCTCTATTCAGATGTAGCAATTGCTGATCCAGGGAAAGTAACTTACTATTATACTAATCCGAGAAGTAGAGACAATGGTCTATATTCAATCAACTATAGACTAGGGGTCATTCATACTCAGAGGGTCATGGATAGTAGTTGGAGTCTATCTGCTCAATATGAATACACAGATTTTAGAGCAGAGTATAGAATTGCTAGGGTTCTAGATAAGGAGCACTATGAAGTAGATTTAACTAATAGACAAGTTAGAATCAAAGATGGAGAGATTCTTCAGGCTCTTCAAACCCCAAGGGCTATGATTAATACATTTACACCTTTCTATATAATTAATTACGACTATATAGAGGAAGTAAGAGAAGATATAGAAGGACTAAAAGACTACTATTCTCCCATAGTTAGGGACTATTCGATTAAAGCTCTAACCAAGAGTAGAATATTCTAATGATAGAAGATACCTATAGAAAATTCTTAACGAGCAACTATGTTAGTGACCAACTAGAAGCTGGAGAACTGCTATCAGCAGCTGATATTGAAACTACTGTCCTTGCTCTCATTAATGAGCTAGACCTCTCTATTCCTCAATTTGAGGCAAGTAACTATCATACAGTATATAGAGCTTCGTCTTCTGCTAATATGATGAATGGTACTGTCAGTGCCGTCAAGCAAGACCTCTCAGTTCTCTATAGAGATATGATTGCTCTTACCCGAACAGCTCTCATTGCTCATGAAAGATGGGACTTAGAATCATCTATTATCGAGAAACAGTTAATTGACTTAGAAGACAGAATTGAAAATCTTCTACTCTTAACTCAAGATACAGAAGGATACTTTGCCTTTCTTGTAGACAACTTTACAGACATGAGTCTCGTAGACCAGGACCAGACTACTGCCTCTGTAAATATAGATGCAGGAATAGTTACTATGGCCCCAGATTCAAATGGGTCTATTAGGCTCTTCCTAGAAAATCTAGCTCTTGCTGATGATCTATCTTTTAGAGTTAGAACTACAAAGAGCTATATAGGACGCACAGATACTACTAGAGGAGACCTTAAAAATATCTTCAAACAGTCTAATACAGCATGGTGGACATCTGTAAAGATGAAGGATGTGGGCCCTGTTACGTGTGAGCTAACAGTTAGATTGTCTACTAGCCCAGTAGATATCTCCAAGATTATCATAGACTTACATGAGAGTACTCAATCGGGGCCGGTAACAATTACTCCCCTTTACTCAGTAGATAATGTTTCCTATAGCCAATTACCAACTAATACATTCTCCCAACAAGTAAGGAAGAGTACTACATTCACATTCTCTGAGGTTTCTGCAAAGTGGGTTAAGTTTCTCTTGACTAAGATTGGTCCCGACCCAGTACCTGGAGAGAATACATACAACTATCAGTTTGGGTTCAAGTCTATCTCATTCTGGCAAGAGAGTTTTGATACTTCTGTTACACAGACCCTTGTCTCTCAGCCTTTATATGCCCTGGACACAGATGGTAATGTAGTAGACTTCGAGAAGGTTGTTCTAGATGCTTGTGATCGAGTAGAGACTAATACAGATATTCGTTACTATATTACGACATCAAATGTACCTACTGTCCCAATTAGTTCTTCTACGTTTTGGACTCCAGTCTCTCCAGTTGATGAAATAGAGCCTCTTTTCCCTCAGATTCTTAGCGTGGGAGAGACAACATCGTTTACCTATGGAGATACTGAAGATGAAGATACTGACGATGAAATAGTAAAGGTTTCATATGATGGAACAGGGACAACATATCTGAACCCAGCCAGTCCATTTACTCTTCTTTCAAATGACGGATTGGGAGGAATAATAAGCACTTCTACTGTAGCAGCTAATGATAGATACATCTTCCTGAACAACGAAGATAGAATCCTTAACTATCAAGTAGAGACTGATATAGAAATGGATATGAATAGTCTCAGGGTGTTTAGAAATGTAGGATACAAAGGCTTAACAGAAGTTCCTTCAGCCCTTGTCCGGGGTATTAGAAGAGGATGGGGATTCAATGACCCTTGGTACACTTGTGTAATATGGGTTAAGAACCCTAATGGCATATCTATAGACGTAGGAAGTTCTCCTATAGTCATAGATGGTATATCTTATACAGGGACCATAGGAAAGGATATTCTTACCGGTCAAACAGTAAACACTAAAGGATTACATACAGTTAGCGTTCACAAGAATAATTGGAAATATGTAACTGGAGATCTATCCAGTCTCTCAGATCTGAAAGGAGCTGATCCACTATATCCATTCAATCATAGACTTCTTATCGAGGGGTATAATTATTCTACCTCTTATCCTTCAAATGAAGAAAAGACCTACATAGGAGCAGACCTAATAGCAGAGACTCTAATGCAGCGCGTTAGTGTCTTTGATATACTTCATAACGTACAAGCAACAGACATAGAAAGATATGCTCTAGACTTAGATGCTCCAGATTCTCATTCTGGTGGGAATGATCCAGCTAGAGTCTTCCTAGTCAAATGTAACAGCTCTATGTCAGATTCCAAGAATGAGAGATTTGTGATAGACTTCAAATTGCAAAACCAAATGAGAAACTATTTGAGACTCAGAGCTGATATGACTACATTGAGTTCGGAAATCACTCCAGCAATTGATTCATATAAGATTAAGCTGGGCTAGGGAGTTACTAAGTGGGCGAAAAGATTGAAAATATCAATGTCCTGTTAGTTAAAAGGAACATGCCCAGTAAGGGCCCTACTTCTTCAAGTGCGATAAATGATACTATTTCAGAAGTATCACGAGACCTCTTAGAAATACAAGACCAGTGGAATAATAGACTCGTATCATTGGCTGCTGCTCTCCCAGATGGTTCTCCTACAAGCTCTGTAGATGCGTTTACAAATGGATTAGATGGAAGGAACCTTTACGTAGACCAGGATGCTACAACTGTCTATCATTCTACTTATTATGCTCCCGGGCCAGGAAGACCATCTACTGTTTATGAACAATTTGAAAGTATCTATACCAGTCTAACCGCACTCGAAGAAGAAATAGACAATCAAATCAATGGCTTAGCAAGGACTGCATCTCAAGTTTCAATAGCTGATAGAGCAAATCTCTATACAGCAACGAATGTTGAAACAGCTCTTGCAGAGGTTAGGGTAGCTGTAAATCTTCTTTCCACGAATATAACAGCTGTACTCACCACTCCATCTATAGACAATTATTATTCTATTGGTACATCTTCTTATCGCTGGAAAGAGGAATATCTAGGAGCTGGCGGATTACATCTTTATGTCCTAGCAGGGGAAGGTGGTGGGAGTATCAGGGACTACTCATTTCAAGTAGACACCAGTGGATACTTTCTACTCAAAGATAGTTCATCTACTACACTTAGAATTGAACCAACAACTGGCTCTCTAACCGCCTATCAAACTCTCGACCAATCAGAGGGAGTAGTTTCTGGATTAGCAATAAATTGTGATGTACAACAAAGCGGAGATGCTGCTTATCAGACCCTCCTTTTAGACATAACAGAGACCTCTACAGGAACCGGGAGTCATGAAGCCATCTCTATGCTTCTTGATTCTGTAAGCGGATTTTGTCTGAGGAGTAATGGTCAAGTTCGTCCTAGTGGTGGTACATCTGTAACTCCAGCATACTCTTTCTTAAATGTGGAAGGGGTTGGTGTTTACCTTGATACAGAAGACGACTTAGGGTTTGCTGTCAGTGGCATCGAGCCTGCTAAGATAGATGGATATGGTCTCATAGCTAATAATCTAGTTATTGGACCATCTTCAACTGGTTTCATTTCTGTAGATGCACATGTTTATCAGTCTATTCCTTCTACTCTAACTCCTTCTGGAGCTACTCAGACTATTGACTGGAATGATGGGAATATTCAGTTCTTAGATTTAGAGGATGCTTCAGGAGACGTAACAGTAACCCTTTCCAATCCACGGATTGGTGGTATCTATATCCTCAAAATCATTCAGGATAGTGCAGTAGCTAGAGATATTATATGGCCTGCTGAAGTTTTCTGGGCAGACGGAGGAGCAGCTCCAGTAATTACTACTACTGCTGATGCAGTAGATATGGTAACTATGATTTGGGATGGAACAAATTATTTAGCTGGTATCTCACAGGATTATCAATGATACACGCAGGACTTCTTTTAGCGGCGGGTAGTAGACCTACTTTTAAACTCTTTGGAAATAGTTCTCGTGGCGTAGATAACCTAAACCCTAATCTAACTATCAATGGAACTACTGTTACTCCCACTTTTAGATACAAAGGTGGAGATGCTGATGGAACAGATTGGGATGCTTGGACTCACGGAGAGACTCTTACCCTTCAAGCTGGTACGGTTCCTTCATACAATCAAGGTAGTCCTTTATTGGGTAGTAATGATGATTCGGTAAAGTTCAATGGGGGTGGGTATTATCAGGCAGCAGGCACTTCGTTTGGGAATTTAGGATTAAATGATTACGTAATAGAGTTCGTCTTTAAGTTCTCGGGTATTGCCCAGGAAAGAGTAATTTACAAACGAAGTACTCAAAGTGTTTTTGACGTTTACGTTGCATCAACTACCTCATTAGGAATTTATTATAAAGATAGCAGCGCAAATGTTGTTTCAACTGCTCCTTTTACAGGGCTTACTGCTGGTACTTGGTACCATATGCTCGTATTTACAAATAGAGATGAAAATTCTACAAATGGTTCCGTGTCGTATTTAAATGGCACACAAGCAGTAATTGCTAATCTATTCACACTTTCAGATACATTGAATAACACCAGTCTTCTCTCTATCGGAGCTAATACTGCTGGTGGGACTCCATATTCTAGTAACATAGCTTACCTTGCCCTTTGGCAACAATCTGACTGGCATCAAGCAGGAGCAGCAGGACCTACGGAATGGGCAGCAATAGCAAAAGAACGATTTAATCGACTAATAGGAATCTATCCTCAAGTAGCCCGGGGAACCGCAACACCAACTACACAAACTCGTGCGACCAATGCCTCTTTAGATCGGGTAGAAGATGACGGGAATAGATATATCTATAACGTAGGATCAGGCTGGATGAGAACAGTAAAGAGATTAGATAGCAATGGAGATAGTATTATAGGGTATCTTCCTGAGACAGCTGCAACCAATAAGGCTCTCCAATCAGACGGTTTTAGTGGAAGTCCTTGGGCTCTATTAGACGATGGGGATAGATTTGACGAACAATTAGTAGATGGAGACATGGAAGCAGCTGATACTAGTGCGTGGACTGCTGGTAATAGTGCTACTTTAACGAAGGAAAGTGGAACACCTCACGGGGGCTCTCTTTGTTTAAGGGTAGCTTACAATGGCGTAGCGGCACCTTCGGCTAATCAAAATATCGTTGTTACTGGCAATACATACCGAGTTACGGGATGGGCTAGAGGCGACGGAACTAGTGTCCCAGCTTTTGTTTGTGGAACAGTGTTATGGGCTGGGACGTCATCAACATCTTGGCAATCGTTTAATGTCTTATTTACCGCATCAACAATAACGGTAAAGCTGTATATGAATGGTGGAGTTTCCGGATATATTGAATTCGATGATGTAAGAGTATCTGAAATAACCGAGACTGCCCCAAATAAACAATTAGAAGCCATGTCGCTAGTGGCGGATAGTACTAATGGTGTTCATGGTATTTATCAAAGTATTACTCTTACAGCTGCAACTTGGTGTTTCTCTATATTTGCCAAAAAAGGGAACCAAGACTGGATAGCTCTCGCTGACGCGACAGTAGCTAATACATTATCCTATTTTAATATTAGTACTGGTGTTCTTGGAACAGTAGGATCTGCTGCTGATGCCTATATAGAAGACTGGGGAAATGGTTGGTGTAGATGTTGTATTGTCTTCACTGGAACTGCTGCAAGTCACAATATACAAATATATACAGCAGAAGCAGACGGAGATGCTATCTTCTCTGGAGACGGGGTAACAATTAATACCTACTTATGGGGAGCACAATGTGAAGTATAATGAATATTAAGTGTATTATTTATAGGGTAACTAGTAAAACCTCTGGCAAATCCTATGTAGGACAGACCAGGAAGAGGTTAGCAACAAGAAAAAGAACCCACTTTAAGTCTTCTAAAAGAGACAGGCGCAATAATAAATTCTATAATGCCATTAAAAAGTACGGTTTTGATGATTTTACTTGGGAAGTTCTTTATAAAGATATACCTTTAGAAGAGGTGGACTTAGCTGAAATCTGCGCTATCTATACTCACGATACATTCCATAGTGGATATAACTCTACCACTGGTGGAGAAAATGGATATGTCGTTTCTGATGAAACTAGAGTAAAACTTAGTAAATCTCAAAAGGGCAGGAAACCCTGGAATAGAGGTGTTCCGTGTTCCGAAGAAACAAAAAAGAAAATATCAGAAGCAAATACAGGACATATTTCCACAGAGGAAACTAGAAAGAAGCTATCTATAGCGAGCAGTGGAAGCAATAATCCGATGTATGGACGGACCGGGATAAATAGTCCTCATTTTGAAAAACCCAAGACCGAAGAACACAGAAAAAAGATATCAGATGCCAATAAAGGTAGAACTGTTTCTCAAGAAACAAGAATGAAGTTATCCATAGCCAATAAAGGAAAAAAGGTTCCACAAGAAAGAATAGAAAGAATAAGACTATCCTTGATTGGCAGAGTATTTAGCAATGAACATAAATCTAGGATAGGAAATAAACATAGAGGAAAAGTTCTATCTGTTAAGACTAGGGATAAACTTTCTGCTTCTCTAGGCGGCAAAATGTTTAGTGTTTACCGAGATGGTCAACTAGTCGGTCAATGGCAAAACGCTACACAGTGCGCAAGAGACCTAGGTGACGTTACGCAACAAATGATTTCTAAGTGTTTACATAAAAAAGGGAATAGCAAAAAATATATATTTTCTTTTTGTGAGGAGAAATAAATGGCAGACTATATGTCCTC